CCCCCAGCACCAGCATAATCAAAAATAGTATCACCAGTACCAGAGCTAAATTTTATATCAGCGTTATCAGAAGTTTGAATCCTCATGCCATTACCAGTCATACCAGTAAACTGCATTACATCATCTCTGATAGCTACATATTTACCACCTGACCTACCTACTCTAAATTGTTCATCTGCATCATGAATAATATCTAATTTATAATTAGGTGAACCAGTCCCAATTCCAACTCGCCCTACAGAATCAATTTTTAGTCTTAATGCTGAATTAACATCAAAAGACATATGCCCACTATCGCCATCAATGTGAGTAGAAGCACCACCAAATTGTAATTGCTGACTACTATCTAATCTTATAGCACCACTAGCCACATGAAGAGCAGTACTAGGAGATGCTGTTCGGATACCAACCTTTGAACCACTATTAGTCATAAGAAATTGTCTAGCATAAAACTTGGCTATTTCTTCAAGACCATTACTACCATTTGAACCATATATTTTTACATCTGAATATTCAGCACCATCTTCAAAGTTTAAACATTGTGCAGAAATCTTGGAATAAGTATGCGTTTCAGTTCCATTATTGCCTTTAAATTCTATATGTCCTAAAAAATTATTATCAACTACAGTTGCTCTATTAAAAGAAAAAGAAGTATTGTTATCTATAACTGCAGTTTCAAGTGTTCCCGCAGTTTTAAAAAATATTCCAGCATTAGCCGCATCAAATTTTATATGTTGATAGTTACCATTATTATAATTGTTATGGTTAATATAACCAGCGTTTGATGTCCCAGTTACTATTGTCATACCTGAATCTGCACCACCATCAATTACTAACTCATTACCTTTATTACCCATACTAGCCCAAGTTTGACCACCAGTATGAGTATTACCTAACCATAGTTTTGTGTCAATATTTGCATCTCCAGCAACATCAAGCTTAGCACTAGGCGAGGCTGTACCTATGCCAACCTCTCCAGTCTTTAAACTAGAGTGAACAACATTACCATTATTATAATGAACAAACTTGTCACCAGTATGTGTCAATTGGTAATTAACTGGTGTACCTGAATCATCAGCTAACATCTGAATGCTAAAGCTCTCTCCAGTTGATTCAAATCTTGCTAAATCTCCAGTTCCAGTTTGAGAAACATGAAGTGCTTTTGCAGGTGAGGTTGTTCCAATACCAAGATTAGAAAGCACTCCGATATTACCACCACTATTGGCTTGTAATGTAGGAGTTGCACCACTACTACCAACAATTAACGCAGAATTTCCATTATTTCCGCTTATATAAATACCAGCAGTACTACTATAAATAGAGGCATTAGCTGGGTCAAAATGTAACAGATTAGAATTACTGCCTTTCATAGTTACAGTAGCACTAGGAGAATCTGTTCCAATCCCAACTTTACCAGTACCACCATCAAGAAGAAGCATATCATCATATTTTACAGTACCATTATCATTCCATGCTTTCCAACTCATCTTTTGGTCGTTGCTCATCTGCATACTCATTAATTTTTCATTAGTACCGCCAGACCTTGTTCCCCAGTATTGGTCAGCAGTAACATGTCCATCAATAATAAAAGAAGGTTCACTAGAATAAATACGAACTGGCAGTCCACCTAAATTTTTTGATGTGTTACCAATGCCATCTGCTCCATTTTGCAATGAAGAAGTACTAACAGTAAAAGCATTATTAGTACCCATTACAAAGTTTATATCATAACTAGCTCTTGGATGATGTTCAATATTGCCATTGGCTATATGTTTTATTACTCCATGATATGGATTAGCACCTATATAAAAAGAAGGAGCTTGTATTGGACCTGATGCATCAAGCTTTGTATTAGCACTAGGAGTTTCAGTTCCTATGCCTACATTAGAACCACCAAGACCAAATATCTGATGTAAATCAGAAGCATTTTGACCAAGTATCATTTTACCATAAGTGATTGTAGACCCACCAAATGTTCTGCCAACCAAATCTAAAGTATTGGGGTCAGAACTATTAGACTTCCATACATGATTAGCATATCTAGGAGAACCTCCTGAAAAAACTAGCTCATCAATATCTATACCTTTTGCACGAAGACTTGCAGTCTGAGCAACACCACCTGAAGCAGTTACAGTTGAATTACCAATATTAATTTTACCATCACTACCAATTTCCATTGCTTCAGTATCATTACCACCAGTTCTATAATTTAATTTTAATCCACTAGTATTGTTATCAGTATGTACATTTGTAATAGCATTATAAGCACCACTACTTCCATAAGTATAAAATCCAAAATGCCCACTAGTCCCACTATACATAGAAAATTTTGGCATAGTACTAAGAATATTTCTAACTGAACTATTATCAGTAGTTTGATGGTTAATATAGACTCTTCTAGCATTAGCTGAATCGCCAAAAATTGTACTATCTCTAGATTTAATAGCATTACTTAACCCACCAATTAAATTTAAATCTCCATACCCAGTTGCATATATTTCAGCAGATGTTGAAGCAGTAAATTTTAATTTGTGACTAGTGTCACTAGCTTTTAATGGAAGTTGTATTCCATCACCGCTCATAGTTACTCTATCAGTTCCATTATCTTGAAACCTATGTGTAAATCCTCCACTTGAGCCTAATGCTTGAAGGTATAGTCCATTACCACTTGACGACCTTAGTTCATATTGAGTTTGTATAATGCCATTTACATGTAATTTTTGCAGAGGCGAGGATGTGCCGATGCCAAGACGACCTAAAATATAACTTGGGTAAGAATCACTTGCAGTTCCACTTAAATGAACATTTTTTGTACTACCATCTTGATATAATTCTAATTTACCAGCGTTATATAGAGCGTCATCTCCACCTAATATTGCAAGTAAATAATTACCTTCTACTTTTAAAGCATCTGTGTTTGTGTTAGTAGACATTGCTGTTTTAATATGCAATGGTGCAGTAGGCGAGGCTGTGCCTAGACCGACCTTGCCTGACGAATCAATAACCATTCTTGAAGTTCCGCCAGTATACCATTTCCAAGTATTACCACGAACATTTTCAGCTACAACTTGTGCGCTATTTCCGTTATTTATTGTTTGATAAAATTTTGTATCATCCCATGTTTCACCAGCATAGTAGCCAATCGAACCATGTTCTAAACTTGTATTTAATGTAGCGTTGTGTTTAAAAGAAATTTTATTTAGTATTGCACCGCCACTAGCATCTTGAGTAGTATTTTCTAATAAAAGTGGATTTGTACTTGTTGTTGAAATGTGAAGAGGTACACTAGGAGAAATTGTCCCAATACCAACACCAGTATTCGTAATTGCCATTCTATTAGCATTATCAGTTCTAAATCTTAAAAAGTCACTTCCTTCATCGCCTTGAATAGCTACTCTTCCACTATTAGCATCTGTAGTTGCGAATGTCAAAAGTTGCTGATTATCTAATCTTATATTACCAGCAGAAATATCTAATTTTTCTTGAGGCGAGGATGTACCAATACCGAGTAGTCCAGTCTTAGTAAGCCTCATTTTTTCAACATCATTTGTTTTAAAAACTACATTACCAGCAGCAGCTTCACTACTAGCACTACCACCTGATACTGATAAATCAGTTTGCCATGGACCTCTAATCATTGTAACACTATCTATAGGATTACCAAGATAGCCACTCATGCTACCATCGCCTTGTATTTCCCACTGCAATCCACTGCCATTATATATTCTAAATAACTTGTCGTTATTAGTAGTAGTATCCTTATAAATATGTAAATTAGCAACAGGAGAGTCTGTTCCGATGCCGACTTTACCATCGTTAGCAACTCTCATATATTCTGCATCAGATGCACCACCATGAATAGCAAAATAATCTCCATTAGCTATTCTTAGCTTTAAATAATTATTACTTACATCTTGTATATAACTATTGCCACTAAAAGATAATAAACTGTCAACTCTAACAGTTCCATTAACATGGAGCGTATTACTAGGCGAAGTTGTGCCAATTCCAACATTACCACCACTTTGAACAAGCATTCTTGTAGTAGCTTGAGTTCCAAAATAAATATCACCAGCTTCTCTATTCCATAAATAAGCGTGTACTCCATTAGTACCTATATGAGTACCATCATTCCCAGTCGTTCCAGTACTTGAATTTGTATAATGTGTCCAACCAGTAGTTGCTCCTGAATTGTGAACATGGTGTATTGTTGTTGGTGAGGTTGTACCGATACCGACGCTTCCTGTTGAAGTAATTCTCATTCTTTCAGCACCAGATGTCTTAATTGCTAAATGGCTTGAATACTTTAAGTCTATAAAAGCAGATTCATCTACTTGTAAACCCACTTGAAGTCCTTGACTTGTACCAGTTCCAGTTGTTGAATTTGAAAACTGCATGTAAGAAGCATTGCTATCAGTAGCATTTATTACTAATCCTCTTGTGCTAGAGGATGTATTTATTTGTAATTTACTAAGAGTAGGAGAAGATGTATTTATGCCGACATTAACATTTTCAAAATAAACTTTACCATTGCCCATTGTCAACTGAGTAGTGCCTACACGACTAAATATTTTATCATAGCCACTAAAGTGAATGTAATTGTTAGCTGGATTGATACCGCTGTTAGCTCCACCAATTATATCTGCACCAATACCTTTGGTTTCTGAATATGTTTTTAGGTGAATCCAATCATTAGTTGTAAAAGTAATGTGACCAAACGCTCCGTCATTAGAACCATTAGCTCTTTGAATTTTTATACCATCATTTGCACCCCATATTGCAAGACCAGTAGTACTATTTGAACCTGGATTTACTTGTAGTTTCCCATGAGTAGGAGAGTCTGTGCCTATGCCAGTCTTTCCATCAGTTGCTATAGTAAATGCTTTTGATACATTTTCTGTATCTATATAAAATTTACTATCAGATGCACTTGTATGTAATTTTACATCATTGCCACCACTTCTAAGGTGTAATTGTGCTTTATGACTTCCTCCATCTTCATGTATTGCTAATGTAGTATCTGCTCCATTACCATAAACTTCTAATTTCCCTTTTGTCGGAGAGGATGTACCAATACCAACATCGCCATCACTTTTAATATAAAGCCTATCTCCACCATTAGTCTTAAATAATATCCCAGCATTATCGTGATTAATTACATAAGCATTACCGCCAGTATCTTGCCATAAATCAAACCCAGTTGAGCTACCACTACTAACTTTTAAATTTGCTACATTACTTGCATTTTTTATATGCAAACCGCCACCATAGGACAAGCTAGGCGATTCTGTCCCTATACCAATATTATGTGTTAAACCATCAATAGCTAAAGCAGTTGTAGTTGAACCAGCTTTATTGGTTTGAAATCTTATATCGTGGTTAGAACCAAGTTGTTTAAAAAACATTGTTCCACCACCAAAAGCACCAGTCTGTTCTATATTACCACTATTACCACTATTATAAATTTTTATCTTAGTTTGTTGTATTGCTCCTTCTACATGAAGTTTTTCTGTGGGAGAGGCTGTACCTATACCAAGTCTTTTATTCGTGTTATCCCAAAATAAATTACTATCCCCTTCAAAATTACTACTAGAATTAGCAAATAATAATTGCCCATTTGAAGTACCTGGACTTGTTAATAATTCTTGTACTACATTACTAGAGTTTTTAAAGAATAATTTACCATCTGCATAATTAATCCCTAATTCACCATGTTGTAGTTCTCCTGAAGTTGGAGAATCTCCAGAAGTTCCACTTCTTTTAATTTTAATAGTATTAGCCATTAGAAAGTCCCACCATCCACAGTTGAGTTACTATCAAATACTGCGTTTCCATTAATTGTTGATATTGCTACATCGTTGAATACTGCACTACCAACAGAACCTGAGAATACTTCACTACTATTTGTAGCATCTGGTATATACTTAAATTTTCCATCACTATCATCCATTCCAAAAAAACCTAATTTATGAGAGCTACCATTATGCCATTTAAATTCTATTCCTCTGTCCTTATTGTCATCCGAAGAGGGATTTGTATCTCCCCCTAATGTAAAGATAGGGTCATCAATAGTTACAGTAGATGAATTAATTGTAGTAGTTGTCCCACCAACAGTTAAATTACCTTGTATTGTAACATTATCAGGCAGACCAACAGTAATCGTTCCGTTATTCTCTGCTACAGTTGTCTCATTTGCAGTTCCTGAGAATGTGGCAGTATTTCCTAATGTAATCCCCGTGGAATTGCTACCATCACTTACATTTACTAAAACTTTTGAAGGTTTAATTCTTAATGCATCACTATTTAGTTCAATACTATCATTATCAGGATTTACCGATAAAGCGTGATTTGATAGACTTAATCCATTACCTGCGACTCCACTAGCCAATGCAAGTACTTGACTATTATCGTTTGCATTTCCACTATTATCTGATAATGTAAAACTAGTAGAATTAGGTAATAAATCTGTTGCTAGAGGGATATGATAAGCTTCAATAGTCCCAGTACCATCATTTTCCCTTCCAATATAAAGCTTTTTGCTTCCTTGTATAAAATTAAGTTCACCTGCTAAAATACTATTATTTGAGGGAACATTAGATGCATTATAAGCAGACCTTTTAATTGTGTTCCTATTTAAAGGAGTTGTGTCAGTTCCTCCATAAATTGTACCTGAAACTCCACTAACTACTATTTCATTCCAAGTACTATCTGTTCTTATATATAATTCATCTGTATCTGTCTTATACCATATATCTCCCTCAGTCATCGGATTTGGAGCAGATGTTTGAGCCGCTGTTCTTGCATCTAATAGTTGTAAAGCATCATTAACATTTCTAGCAGTAGAAATTCTACCAGTTAAATCAACTGAAATTGCCCCTGCTTTTACATTAAAACTATCTTGAGTTTTAGTAGCATTTTGAGTGCCTACTGCTTTAGTAGAACTAGCATTTGTTACTTTAGCGGTTATAGCCATTATGCGACTGATGTAGTAAATGTATCTGTTAGCGAAGTAGCCGCGTTAGATATAACTACATCTCCTTGTATTTGTCTTACATATGTATCTGGGTCTGTACTTGTATCTTTTTCAAGTAATTCCCAATATCCCTCAAATGAATCAGTAAAGTGTTGAGTAGCTTCAGCAGGCAATTTGATATTAACAGTATTCTCACTTCTATCAGCTACAATATCACAATGTATTGCAGTTATTGAGTCATTAGATTGCCAAGCATCACTTCCTCCTCTCGTACCTAAAGTCCCAGTAGTTTTTTTAGGACCTGTAAATGTACTCCTACTTTTGTCTTTTACTATAATAGCGACATAAGACATTGTAGCAGACATTATATGAGTACTATCAAAAGTTACTATATTCTCAAAGTTGTGACCTTGTAAGATTTGAATATCTTGATATGTTTCATTATGAATCATGTATTATTACTGTCATTACTGCGCCAGAAGAAGCTAATTCACAAGAATGTATTGAACGAATAGTTTTCGTATTAACTACACTCTCTAAGTAATCAGAAACCTCTTTAGCATATGAACCTGCAATAGTATCAGCGCTACTATCCACTTTGTTATGGACAATAACCTTAGTTATTACTGCGAAATTTGCCATAGTATTCTCCTATTAAGTTAATACAACAACTTCCATAGCTGCTGCTGTTCCTGCGTCTGAAAATGTAATAGTTTGGTTTTTAGGCATTGGTAAAAATATTGCCTCTCCACCCTTTAATTTACAAATTATATCATTAGCACCAGTAACAGTAACTAAGACATCGTTTGCCGTAGCTCCAATTTTATTTGTAGCAGAAGCGTCATAATTAAAACCAGTGTGCTTTATCCAAAGACCTTGAGCACCACTATCGACTGCAAAAGTATTTGAACTATCACCACTTTGATAAGCATCAGCTTTCCCAGCTTCCCAATTCGGTGTTGCCACTGCACTACCATCCCAAGCCGTAGAAGAACTTCCTCCTCCTAAACTTCTTCCAATTTCTTGGTCGACAACATCTAAAGTTTGACCCTCATATGTTGTGGATTGTATAGGAGTTACACTTACCGCATAATCTATTCTTGCCATAATATTTCCCTATTTTACTGCATATGGGCTGACTGCCTGAGCAACATATGCATGATTTTTATTACTTTCATTGTCAGCCAATTTATTAAAAAATTCTCTCATAAAATACTCTTTAGCTTGAAGATTTCCTTCTCTTTCTGCTAAATAAGCTTTTACATAATCTACTACTGCTAAAGATAACATTCTATTAAGATTTACATGACTAGATTCTGTCGGATTCGTAACCTCAGTAAGACTAGAATTTGAATCAGGGTCTTCTTGAACAAAAGGCTTATTAATAGCCGTATATTCAATTCTTAATCCATTTGTTATTGTTTCATCAGGATATACTATTGAATGCCAACCAGAAGTACTTATTCTTCCTTCTGTATCTGTATCTTTAGCTGGAGTTCTCCTATATCTCCATAGTCTTAATGTTTTCCCATGAAGTCTATAAACAAAATTTCTAGCGGTATCAAAACTCATTACGGATTTGTATCCTCAGTTACGTTAGGTTCTCCTGTTAATCTAGCAATTCTTTTATATTTATCATCATCTTCAGTATCTAATATACTAACACTTTTTAAAGCAACTAAATCAGTAGGTAAGTCATAATCTCTAGTATTTTTAGTAATAGTTTGTTTAGCAACTTTTAAATTTTCTTCTGAGTTAGATTGTATCCTCATAACTGCATCTTTTACAAAAGCTATTACAAGATTCGTATCTCTAGAATTTGCTCTTTCCATAATTTCTAATATTGTCATGAAGTTTTCCCTTGCTCTCGTCTTTGACTAGCTTGTTGTTGTTCTGGAGCTACTACTGCACCAGTAATTGCTGATAATTCAGATACTGCTCTCTGGTAATAATCCCTAGATGAGCTAATAGAAACTTGACTTTTTTGTGCATATAATTGAGATGCTTGTATTTTAGTACCTGCTTCCTGCAAATATGAATTAGCTTCTGTCATATCTAGTTGAAACTTACCGCTTTTAGCTTGTATTAAACTGGAATAATTATTTATATCAAGAGTAAATTGTTGTATATCTTTTTGTAATTTAGTTGATTCTTTTTGAAGGTCAGCATTGAACTTTTGAATCTTTGTTCCAAATTCTGAAGTTTCTTTCTGAAGCTCAGCTTGATACTTGGCAATTCCTGAATTTATTTTCTGAGTTTCTTTTTGAACTTCTGCACCATATTTTTGTACATCAGTCCCAATTCTTTGTGATTCTTTACCTAATTCAGCTTGATAGGAATTTATTTCCATACTAACTCTTTGAGATTCTTTCTGAAGAGAAGAATTATATTTTGCTACGCCAGAGCTAACTCTAGAAGATTCCTTTTGTACATCAGCTTGATAAGAAGCAACTTGAGTATTAAATAATTGAACTTCTTTTGCTAAATCTGCTTGATACTTTTGCAACTCACCATTATATCTTGCAATTTCTTTATTATTAGCTTGTGCATATCTTGATACATCAGCATTTAATCTTGCAGATTCTTTTTGAACCTCTGATGCATATTTATTAAGGTCTAGAGTAAAAACTTGTATAGATTTTTGTAAATCAGCTTGATATTTAGCTAATTCTGAGTTTTGACGTTGAGTTTCTTTAGCTAATTCAGCTTGATAGTTATTTATATCTATATTTGCTTTAGCAGCCTCTCCTTGTATCTCAGCAGTGTAAACTTCTATTTCTTTTTGATAAGATTGTATATCTTTAGCAATTTCTTGTTGAAATTTATTTAAACCAGAAGATACTCTATTAATTTCTGTTTGTAATTGTAGATTATATTTTTCAGCTTGTCTCTGAGAAGATGCAACTTCTTTCTGTAGTTCATTAGAGTACTTAGAAACTTCTGTTTGGACTCTTTGAGACTCTTTAGAAACATTTTGTTGATATTTATTAATTTTTGATGTTGCTTTTTGAGTTTCTTTTTGAAGCTCTGCACCATATGCATCAGCCTCAGTTTTAGACTTTTGAGCTTGTTTAGTAACTTCCGCTTGATGTTTTTCAAGACCATTTTTAACTCTTTGTGTTTCTTTATCTACTTCTTGTTTATACTTTCCTAGTTCTATTTGAACTCTTTCAGCTTCTTTTTGAACCTCATTCTGATATTTTTGAGTTTCACTTGATACTCTTTGAAATTCTTTTTGTAACTCTGCTTGATATTTTTCTATTGAAGAACCAACCCTTACTTGTTCCTTCTGAATTGCTTGAGTATATTTTTCCATTTGAGATTGCATTCTATTACGCTCTTTTTGGACTTCATTACTATAATTAGCTATATCATTTTGATATTTATTTACTTTTTGATTCACTTTAGTAGAAAATTCTTCTAATTTAGTTTTTTCTTTGTTAATAGAAGCTGAAGCTCTATTTATTTCTTGAGCCGCGGTATTTATAACAACTGAAGCCATTTCAACATCTTCATCGTCTATCCATCCTTGAGCATTATCAATCTCATTACTTAATTCACTACCATCTATTAATTTCTCAGCCTTATCCATAGCGTCATCGGCTCCAGATAGAACCATACTATGACTAAGTTCTGAAAAAGTAGGAATAGTTTGAGATATATTAAAATCTGATGGTAATGTTTCAGCTGGTGCAAAATCATTTGGTAATGGAGTCTCAACATTAATAGCACTAGGCAAAGATGTTGAAACTATAAAATTAGAAGGTAATGAAGACTCTATATTAAAATCCGATGGAAGAGAAGAAGCTACATTAAAAGATGGTAAAGGAGATGAAACAACAATATCATCAGGTAGAGATTCTCCTATTACCATTTCTGAAGGTAATTCTTTTGTAAAACTAAATGTTGGAAGAGATTCTGTTACATTAATATCACTTGGAGGAACTGCATTTATCGATATACTAGGTAATGATTTAGAAAAAGAACCTGATGGTAAAGATGTAGATACATTAATAGAAGTTGGAAGACTACCTGAGAAACTAAATGAAGGTAGACTAGTTGAAGGACTTACAAAAGAAGATGGCAATGCTTCAACAAATGAAAATGAAGGTAACGAAGAACCAACAGAAATATTACTACTTGGCAAAGTTTCACTTATACTAAAATCACTTGGTAGAGAATCAGCTATTGAAAAACTTGGAAGCTCTTTAGTTAGTGTTATATTACTAGGTAATAATGAAGAAATAACGAAATCAGACGGAAGAGAACCACTAAAACTAAATGTAGGTAAACTAGTGCCTACACTAAATGAGAGTACTTTATTAGGAATATTAATAGTAGATGAACCATCAGTTGCTTTTGTAGGGTCAAAAGAAGAAGCAGTAACCTTATCTCTATAATTCTTTAATAACCCTGTTGCACTAACTACTTCGTCTATCTCTGTTTTACATAAATCTCTATATACACTACTTAATCTTAAGAAGTCTAACGACCCTGCATAAAAAATAGCAATATTTTCATACTCAGTTAATATCCAAGAATCATCATTTTCATCTATAATAGGTGGAGCAGAATATACTATTACTCCTTTATCTCCAGTCCCAGAATTAACTGTAGTAGTAGATGACTCACCTAACTTTGTATATGTATAAGTACCAACTCCATCATTATAATCAGGGTCTGGTTTAATAAAAATCTTTCCTCCTAACTTATAAAACTTAGGAAATATGCTTGTAGCTTTTAATAAACTATTAGATTCATCAAATATATGTATACTATTGTCAGGTGATTCTTCAGCTACTCTTTTTTTAGGATTTCCATTGGCATCTGTGCCATCCCATCTATATACTGCTAAAATCTTATCATATGCAATAGTAGAACCCTTGCCTATTTTATTTACTCCACTAGAATCCCTACCTACGATTTCTGTCTCTGTAGCTACAGTCCATAAGAATTTCTCAGGTAAGGCTGCTAGTATAAACTTAGCACCTGCGTTTACATATTCAACAAGAAAACGAGCTTTTGTATTGTTGCCCGTAATGTTATTAACTCTTTCCCAAATTTTCATATTACCTCACAATACGGGTCAGGGCGTAAGCAGAAAGGAGGCGAATAAACTCACGACCCATCCCCGTATATTACTAGATTGGATTATTTCCAAACTGCGTGTGATTCTGGCATCTTCCACTCGAATCCAGCTTCTGTAAGAATCATATCAACACGTTTATCAGTTCCAGTATTCTCTAGAGATTGTACTCCAACATAAATCGATGTATCACGATTAATGCCGTTTCCAACTAGAGGACGGTATCTGACGTTATTCATGTTAACTCCTAGAATCTTAACATTGCTTCTATCAAGTGCAACATTCCTAGTTACATTCATACTTCCTAATGGAGTACTAATGGTAGTAACATCAAGTCCTAAGACTTTCTTACGACCAGTGATAGCTAAGTCTGCGCTAAACTGAGAATCAATACTCACGTTTTGCGAGAAGTAACCACCTAGTTTATGTAACCAGTTGTAGACTTCTGTATCACAAAAGTAAACAGTAGCTTTTGAGCTATTATATCTAGGGTCAATGTATGAAGACATATCATCCATGAAATTGTCTACATTTTTACTTGTAGACCATGAGAATACGTTTCCATAATTAACAATATAATCAACAGCTCCTTGAGTATGTTGTACTCCACTACCATCTGTATATTGTGAACCGAAGAGAGCAGTCTGTTCGATTTCCCACTTATGCTCGATAAGTTTGTCTCTCCAAACACGAGCCCATTCATTAGGTTCGTATTTAAGGACAGTTGCACGAGCAGTATTGGTCATACCAAACTCAGACCTAAAGATTTGAGTCTGTCCATAACCAGTACTATATGGATTATCTTTCCATGTCTTACCCATTAAAGAAGAACCTTCTTCATATGAGTTACCTACAACATAACATCTCTTAGCTTCTAAATCGCTAGAAATAATTTTGTCATAAGCTTGTAAGACTGGTGCGTTACTTGAAAAAGAAGTAAACTCACCGCTAGCTGCTTTAACTACAGTACCTGTTACCAACTTTGCCTCTGCTACACCAGTAATTGCTTCTTGTGCACCTACTGATGATATTTTAATCAGAGTATAATCACTTACTGCAGTTCCACCACCAGTCGTAGCTGATAGATTAACTTGGATTATTTGGTTTGGTAATAGGAATTCAGGAGCTGTTCCAGCCGCTCCAATTGCAATAGCACCAGATGATTGTCCGTGAATATTCTGTATATTACCAGCTGATTCATAATCAGTAGCCATATATAGTTTCACAGTATCACCTACTGCCATTGATGCATCACCGCCATGAGCTGTTAATGTAGCATCGTCATAGACTTTTGTTGAGCCTGTTTTGATTTGAGCTACTACATAACAGTAGCGTTTCATCCATGATTGACGTTTCTCCGTAAATTTAAACGAAGGGTCGTCAGTTGGTCTTTTACCTACCTTGGATACCAATCGGAAAAAAGGTGTTTGGTCAATAGCCAATTCGCTGAATCTTTCAGCAAAATTATATTTTCTCCGAAGGTCACCTGTGGAAAGTGAAGAACCATTAAATACACCATATCCTTCGTCTAATCCCGAACTATGTTTTAAATGTAAGGGATGGTCACCCGGATAGGTGGCATCTGATTGTGCCATAGTGTGTACCTTTTGTGTTTTATGTCTACTCTATGGCTGTTCGACTTTTAGCCAAGTAGACGGTTAATTGACTCACCGCCTAGTAATTGGTCGAACACTGCATCATCTGCTGATTTTTCTTCTGTGGCTGCTCCGCCTGTAGATGCTAACGATTGAGGTCTTCCTTGTACATTTCGCACTTGGTTTGCAACCTCTTGTTGAGCATTTTGTCTTATATTCTTATCTCTATTTTCTCTGTTCTTAAGGTAATAAATGTCTTCTAAATCGAGTTTCTTATCTTTAGCAAATCCTACTAAATCTTCCCATTCTTCTTGGGACATATCATGTCTTTGCCTAAAATCACTCTCACTAGTAAGTCTTTGATTTTCGGAGCGTTGTTTTGATGAAAAATCTGACAACCTTCTTTGAACCATACCATCTATTGTCGCATTAAGAACACGAGCAGAATCAGAGCTTGGATTATCAAAGGCTTCGTTGCCATCAAAGATAAAATCTTCATCTAATTGCAGTTGTTCTTTCATACTAGTTGGTGCGTTTCCACCACCCTCAAAATAATTCCTCACATGTTGAATTAAATTAGGGTCTTCTTTCATTGCGTCTAATATAGGCATATACGGTTCTATTTCGGATAAGCGACCATTTAGACGCTTCGCTTCCCTACTAGATGCCGAATACCTTTGCTGAAGATTGTCTGCTTCTGTGTTATTAGATGCTTGTGCTTCAGCACTCTCGACAGGACTCTCGGTTGGCTTGTTATTGCCACCTTCGGAGGTTCTCTGTGTTGAGGGTTCATCATATATTGCACCATTCGTACCTCTGTCAAGTGCCTCAAAAAAGGCATTGGAGTCGTCTGGCGCTGTTTCTGATGTTTCTAATTGCATAATGTCTACTTCAGGGGACTCTTGTTGAGTGTTGTCCTGTTCAGTTTTTTCCATTATTATCTGCTCCTTTTCTTTAATTTAAAACTTTTCACCTGTTATAATCAATGCTATTCTTTAGGTTTTGAAGAATCTTTTGCCTTATCCATCTCTCTTCTCATGTCTTTTCTAAATGTATCCATTTCAGTTTGCATCATTCCTCGTAATAATTTTTGTTGAGCCTCTGTATTTAATACATCCTTACGAACTTCCATTTCCCCAGTTTTGATTTTGTCTTTTATACCTGCTTGTACTAATTGACGTTCTAGAGTTTCAATAGTTCCATCTTTATCTTTAACTGCTTCTTCCATTTGTTCTAATTGACCTTTTAGTTGTGCATATAAAGATTTTCTCTTTGCAATATTCTTCTTATTTCGCACATCTGTTTCTCCTAACATTGCAATATCGTCAATAAGACCAGCTTGAAACCATCTGAAGTATTCTTCTAACAATGCCCACCTATTAAGAGGTAATGAAGAACCAGCCACTACACGAATATCAAATTTAGCTCCTTCATAATCCATCCATTTCCCAACTGCTTCACCATAATCGTTATAAATTGGAATATTAATTTCAACATCTTTCTCTTTAGCGGCATCCGCAGCTTGACCAGCTTCTGGTTGAACAATTCTAAATACTTTATTAGCAGTATAGGTTTTTTGAGCTATTTCTTTAAATACTCTTCCTAAATGCTCTAAACAAGGTTCTACAATATTAGTCATCCAAGCTTTAATTCTTCTAGTACCATACTCATCATTAGCTAGTAACCCTCTATATGTATCAGGTTGCTCTTTAGTATTACCCATCATTGATGAATAAATACCACTAATATATTCCATATCTTGCTTACCCTCTTGAGTAATTGTATAGAAAGCATTATTAATAGCTGCTGGTTGAACAGGAGTTGGAGCTTCAAATCCTTGTCTATATTTAAGTAATGCACCTGCAGAAGATGAATATTGTTCCCACTCCTCCTCAGGGATAGAACCCTCTTGATAAATCCATCTAAGATTAGAAGCGAGATTAGCATTATGAATCATAATTTGATGTGCTTTATTCACTTCTTGTTGTTTACCAATTAAAGGGACAACTGCTGACATTGGATATGGTGTCCCAGTATACATATATGAAAATGGAATAATAGGATACTCAGAAATAGGTAATACATACTCATATAAGAAAGTATCTTCTCCAACACTACAAGTAAGCTCTATTCTAATTTGATGAAATCTATTTTCTTCAATAATTTGTTTAGCTACTTCTTTATTCTTAACTAATATCTTATATTCCTCTTCACTTACAATATTAGTTTCTGTTCGTGATGCCGCCTCCTGCATTTGAGACATTAGTTGCATTTCTTGTTGTGCTATTGCTTCTTGGATATCCTTTAATATTTTTTGTTTTTCTAACTCTGCTCTTTCAGGAATTATTTCTCCTCTTTGAACAGCTTCGTCTAGTTCATTTGATTTTTCTTGGATTTGAACTTCCATTTCAGCTTTAAATTCACCTAATTGACTTTGAACATCAGCTTGTATTTGCTTCATTTCTTCTTCAGTAGGAGGAACAAGCATAAGTAAATTATAAAATGGAACTCTTATTTTTTTATAGCACTCATAAAAAGGTAAAACTTCATCATCTTCACCAGATGGAACATATGTACTATCTACATCTTCTGAGATAATACTATCTCTATCACCAAAATCAGTTTTTGAAAAACTCATTTGGTCACTTCTACCCGCTGCTTTTTCTATTTTAGCTTTATAATCAGGTAATAAAAGTTTTAATTGTGTTTTAGATAAGTTTTTACGAATAATTAAAAAAGTAGCATCTCTCATTAAGAAGTCTCTACTCATTGGGTCTACAAATACATCAAAAGGTTCTACTCTTTTAAATGATACTTCACCTTTACCTAAATCAGCATTTTGGTCAATATCGACCATAAAATAACCAACACCTTTAGTTAATGCATCGAGTATTACATTGCTATAGATTGATTTTCCATTTGAAAGATACCAACAATACTCTGCAATATCAGAATGAACTTGAGCAATATCAGCATCACTACCTTCAGCTCCAACTGCTTTCCATTTAGGACTATTTGCAGTTACAAAGTATTTCATTATTTCAATAATCGGTGTTATACGATTAATAATAAAATCTGGCATCCCAGAGTCTCTTAAAGCGTCTTTTTCCTCTGTAGATAATTGTTCGTTTAAATAAAAATCATATCCTTGTTGAGCAACGTGTTGCCATTTATTTCTTTGAGCAGTATTAGAACGCTCCCATAATGCATGATTTTCACCTGCTTTAACTTTAAGACTTTTTCTTGCCACCTTTACTCTTCCTCTTGTTTACATTCATCGCAAACACCATTTAATGCTTGAGATATTGGTTTATCACATTCAATACAATGAAAAGGCATTGGCATTAGTCTATCAACTCCACATGGACTAAATCGTCAAATGAATTATCTGCAATTTCGCCATCGCTATCCCAGTCGCCGCCCCAACGAATTTTAACACCCATTTCATAAGCAATTCCTCTAAGCATACCTCCCATGTAATGAAATCTTTCTCTATCTTCCCAATCAATTGGGTAAGGAGCTACATCAACTGCTTTTCCTTTTAGATGTTTAGAGTATTTTGTCTTACTCGCTCCTTTTTTAACTAATTCTTCTTGCCTTTCTTTTGTTCTAAGACCTTCAATAATTGTTACATCCATAATTTTTATGAGCTTATTCAAAATTTTAACTAATGAATTATCTACTCCTTCGAGTCTTTTTTTAGACCTTTTCCCAAATCTAGGCATTTATCGACTTCCTTTATTGTATTCTTTAGTTTTAGCTTTTAACATTTCAGTTGCTCTATATTTCTTAGCACCTTGAACACCTAAAGTATCTTCTGGTATAGTCCACATATAATCTCTATAAAAATCTTTTTTTGCTTTTTCATTAGCATCAAATAAAGAATCAGCTCTTCTATCATTTATAAATTCTTTCATTCTACCTAGCCTAGTTCTACTATGTCCACCATATATCCCATCTTCTTTTAATAAATCTCTATCTGGGTACATTCCAATCCCAGTAGAGTCATTTGTGTAGGCATTTACCTTCTTTTGAAAGTTTAGAACAGATTCATTAGATGTTATATCTAAATTTTTTATAATACCTTCTATATTTCTTAATTCCGGGTCCATTACGCTACAATCCAGCTTTTAGCTTTTCTTTTTGGTTTTATCCACTTTCTTTCCTTATCTTGTTGATAATTAGGCGGATATGAGTGCAAATTTGCATAATAAAGGCTTTCTATGGTGTCATCATGTGCCATTCTCGGACCAAAAGTAACAATTTCATTGCTTAAATCAAACATATTTTCCCTTATATGTACAGTTCCCATGCTAAATCTACCGCTTAAACCACTATAAATGCGATTTCTTTTATTAGTGCCACCAGGTTTTTCAGGAATTACTGCTATATCAAATCTATTTAATCTTCTTCTTTCATCATTTAAAGCTTGAAATATACTTCGGTTCATAGCAACATCTTCTACGGTCGCAGATGAACATTTGTACTTATCGTACAAATCTATGATATAGTCTACGACCCCTTTTTTATCCATTAAGTCGCCACTAACTTTTTTAGCTCCAATAGTTGGGATACTTCGGTGTCGCTCGTACTCAAGCACATAGAGATTATTATCAACATCGACAGCAATAACCATAATAACACTAAAATCACTTTCTTTTGTGTCAATATCTGTTGCTGGGTCGCATCCAATGAACGTATTAACCGGAGTACTTTCGCCGTTAATGACAATATAATTGATTCCCTCTTCATTTCTATAATATCCTTCCCAATCTTTTATGTGTTCTCTTAACCATACAGAATCCTCTGCTGATTGTACCTCCATCATATATTCTTGATAGAATTTAGATGGTGTACCTGAATCTTGGTAGAATTTCTTTTTTTCTTCTAGTTTTTTTATAGGAAACCATGAATCCCATAGGGGAGTGCCATCTTTTTGAATAGCTTTATAAGTAATTACTCTCCAAGAGAACTCTTTATCAACTTTTCCTTTTTTGGCTCTTTCGTAATTAATAATAAGATTATTGATAAAACTATCGTAATGAACAGGAGTCCCATTAACACGAAGCCTACCAGTATGAGGCTCAAGGGCGGGATAAACAACAGCGGTAACAAGATTAGCATTTTTAGCTCTAGCTTCAGCCGTGATTGTGTTTTGTTCGTGTTCAAAGTCATCGAGGATGATGAGGTCGTATCTTCTATGCAATTTCGCTCCTCCCCGTATCCCAGCGACATTACTCTTGGAAATGAGTTTACACCCATTGCTTAACTCTATATCTTCTTCTGTCCATTTTCTTCCTTTCAAAGCACCAAAATAATATTTAATACTTTCATTATATTCAAAATGATACTTGATATAATCCATATTACCTACAGATAATTTTTGAGTAGCAGCTACCCAAGCATAGAAATGCATATCGTCTTTTTCAGTAAATACGAAATCTTTTATAATAGAACATTTAGTAAGGACAGTTTTACCATGTCCTCTAGGTAAAATAATTGCTAATTGTTTTGTATTATGGTCATCAATAGAATCTGCCATCTCATAATGAAATGCAGGAGTTTCACTTCTCAGGAAATCGTCAGGTAAAAATAATTTACCAAATGCAATCAAGTCACTATGTGCAAGTTGCAATGCTTCTTCAGCTTGACTTATATTTCTTGAATTTATATTAGCCATTATTCTTCTTCATCATTAGGTTTATATTTTTCATCTAAAAAATCACCAAACTTTTTTATGTCACCTTTGTAGGTTATATAATCACCAACAACTCTATCTATATCATCAAGTCTAGAAGACATTATTTGAGTATGATTAACTAATCCTTGAATTGCTTTTACAATCTCACCTTTTGTAATACCTTTACGTTTTATCATCTTTTACGACCTCCTTGTCCTCTATAAGATTTATAACTTTTTTTTGTACCTCGACCAGAACCTTGTCTTGTTTTTTTCCCTTTTTTTCTTTTAACATAATTAGCATTCTGGGTCATTTTGTATTCCTTTGAACTTATTTTCCAATTGAATTATTTTACAAGAAAGATAAACACAAGCATCTAATAATTCTTCAAGTGCCTCATTTACAAATTCTCTATCATCATTTATTAATATTTCTTCACCATATTTCTTAGCACCCTCGTCTAAACGAGATTTTATTTTTTTCATTACTTTTTCGTTGATTCTTTCCATTTCTTCCTCAAGTATGTTAAATATTCACAAGCATTTTCAGGATTAAATATTGTAGTAATTAATCTATTATCATCGTCAGCATATTGTGGGTCAATAATTGTTACTGGGCAATTGAATATATTTTTATCGTCAAGACCAAGCCTATCAGCATATTCATCTATAATTTTAAAAGAAGCGACTTGTAGTCCATGACTAATTATTCCACTAGCAGGGTCTTTAAGAACTTGATAACCCGAAACATGAGTATGCCCAGAAGTAAGTATATGGTCACGCCAACCCATTTGAATTGCTTTAGAAACTCCATGAGCAGTATTCCACATACTATTTCCCTTAAAAGTGTGACGAGCATTGATACGAATCTCTTTTCCATTAGGAAATTTTAAATTCATTCTAGCACCATGACGCTCAAATACGCCCTTATGGTCTCTCATTATAAATTCTAGAGGGTCACCATCACCTGACCAGACATCGTGGTTTCCTGCTACCAAATAGAGCCATTGAACCTTACTTACAAAGTACTCAGTAAGCCTCCAAGACTCTTTAGCGGTAGTTGATTGAGCTGAATAAAGCCTAGCTAGTCTTCCAATCCAATTATTTTGTATATCACCTAAATTCCCTGCAAACATACCTTCCGTTTGGTTAATTATGTCTGTATAGTGTAGAATTTGTGCTATATCTGTTCCATCATCGTCTACATGAGGGTCTCCAAAGTGTGCAATGCCTATCGGACCTTTTGTTCCAATTTCAATGTCTATAAGAGTCTTTTTAGTCTTATTTTCTATAGTTCTTTGAAATTTTTGCTTTCTCCAATCAATGAGAGTGTCAATTGGCACTTCAGGGTCTTCATCATGGTATTCTTTTACTTCAAACTCAGCTTCGTGAATTATTTTAGGATTTAGTGTTTTTTTATAACAAGAATAGCAAAACCATCGTTGTTTTTTAGAATTTTTCCAATATTGCCAACCGTCTTTCCTCATAGCTCTACCTCCACAAGTCGGCTTTGGACAAGCTATTAAACGACCATCGTCATCTTTTGTAAAATCATCTATAGCCATTATTCTTTTTTCTCCGCAATCATTTTACGCTCAACATTTGCTATTTGGTCTGGAGTGAATCCACTAAATAGACCAACAACACCTTGTTCAACTTTCTTTACTCCTCCTCCTAACGTACCAATTGCTTTTCCAAGTTCCTTTAAGGATTGCAAGGCAATATTCTCGTCAGTAGAAGTTTCAGCTAATATTTTAAGATTTCTAAAAATGTATTCATGGTCTACACCAAGCTCTTTGGCGACATCCATTACACTCTTTTCTACTTCTTTCATTACTCTCTCCTGCTTTAAAAGCACAGCAGCTTTATTTTTAGCTTTGTTATGGTTTAATTCTCCATAGGCATCCATATAGGATTTAACTGCCCCCATACCTACGGCAACATTTGTAGCAAATAGTTTTTCTTTTTTAGTTACATTCGCTCTTTGCTTAACTCTTTTGTTGGTATCTTTTATATTTTTACTGAATGTGTATCTATTTGGATGTAGGTCAAAATCTGTATCCATAAATGTATTTTTGTGAATGAGGAATGTCCCAACGATTGTTCTTACCCATCCTTTGGCATATGTGTAATTTTTTCTATCTGAGGGATGATTGATTTTGTGGGATACCTTTAAAAGTTGAACAACTCGATTATCATCTGATAATACCCATTCACCTTCTTTTGCATTTTTCCAATCATTGGATAATTCAGAAGTTGGGTTATGTTCTTTGAAGTCTTGGACACTATCGTAAACGATATGTTCTATGTCCTTAATCTTTTTTGATTTCACCTAGTTTTAATCTTTTATCTTGAAGTTGTAACCAAATACTATCAATTAGCTCAGACACAGGCTTTGGGATGTGATATACCACACCATCCACTTCGATTGATTCTAAATTTGTAATACTAGCCAGTTTAGTTAAAACCTTATCCTGTTCTTCAACTGATAAATTTGTAATATTTTCCATAACTTCTGACATCTATTTAATCTTTAAATTGTATCTATTTCTTTCTTTTTCTTTTTTTCTTTTATATTACTTTTCTTTTTTTCTTTTTCTTTCTTTATGATTTCATCAGCCATTTTTCTTGCCAGAATTACTACTTCATTTTGATTTTCTTCACGGGCTTTTTTCTCTGTCCTAGCGACTCCCGTAGTTGCCTCTTTTCCTGATAATTGTTTAGATGTAATATAACTCATAGGCGAATATATACCTATGCCCAGGTTCTTTTCAAGAAAAATTGTAGGATTTTGATACTCCCTCTTATTTATCTTGTACACCCCCTAGTAAGGGTTTTTCCTTATTAGGATTTACGTTGTAATTGATTTTTAAGAATTTACTTTTTGATGATTAATTAACGGAGGAAACATGAGTTTAAGAATACAGGGAGGCAGAGACTTCCCAACACGTATCAACCTCAATGGTCTAAAGAGTGTAGATAAGAAGAGTATGGATACTCTATCTGCTATCATGCTAGCCAAAGCCGCGAGTCAAGGTTCATTTGAAGACGTCGCCGCTCTATGGGCAGGTGTGAATAGTAATGCTAACATATCTCAACCAATTGAAGAGTTGACAGCAGTTGTCGGTCACTTACTAGAGATGGTAGGAGGAGACAAGAAATAACTTTATGGCATCCATTGAACGCAGAGGAAACCTATCTTTAATATGGTAGTGCATCTCTTGACGTTTCACGTGGTTTGTTTGGGCAGAGCAGTCTTATGGCTGTTCTGTCCTTGTTATTATGATGTTATTCTTATGTTTATTGTATAATACAAGCAGATAATGGAAAGATATAAATACTCTATTATTAGTATAAAATTACATATAACTTGGGCATAAACTTAAAAAGGAGGGAACATGACCAATATTCTACTTAAATCACATACTTACACCATTAATCTGGGCAATGTACAGGCTATTCGTAGTCTTACATTTGACAATGGTATGATAGGTACTAGATTCATGTTAAAGGACAACTATGTAGTGCAGATAACCTGTGATTACGATGATACGATGAAGCAGATTTCCAATCATCTGCGTAGGCATCCAGGTGTTCCTTTGTTAGTACTGGACTATTGATTTTAAAACCTTGTGAGTAGTATAGGATAAACTCTCAATTTACCTCTTGTGTGTTGTAAGAGCTTCAACTTAATCTAAACCAGAGCAAGAGATAATATTTATTATTTGTATAGTACAAGAGTATTTAGGCAGTACTTATGAAATTCTGGTGGCATTCATGGTAAAACATAGATATAGAGTCCAACAGTCATATATGAGCAAGGTAACCATAATATAAGAATGTAAAAGTGGTCGCAATTACATCGCCTTATTCTGCCTATAAATTTTAATGAATTGCACTTGATATGTGTAACCATCTTAATATAGTAGAGTACTATAAGAACTATCTTTAGTACCTTCCTATTTATGCTATTGCCACTAATATATTGGTATGCATAAGAACGATAACAGTTGTAGTGACTGTAGTATGTGTAACAGGGTCTCCTAAAGAGATGTGGTTCATACAAGCAATGTTAAGCTATCGTTAGGTCGTATAATATATATTCTCTATTACCGAAGAAGCTGAAGAGCCATGTATCGGAGGATTATAATCGCTTATAGATTTGTTTAGCTAACACTTACTATAAGTTATCCTACGCAATGTAAACACCGTGCTAAAGGGTGCATTGTTATATTAAGACCGTAACGGGTATATCTAACCAACGGGGACAGGTGCAATTCTAACTTTAAAGAGGCAATGATAACGAGTCTAGTTCCCAAGCTCGAGCTGAAGTTACTAATACGATGGGAGTAACCTTTACTTCGTAGTTGCCTCTAAATTTTTAAAATAGGAGAGTAAATAAATGATAGAATCATGGATTATTGTAGGTACATGCTTAGTTGCATGGGGAATATTTAATCATTATCAATTAAAAGAGTAGAAAGAGGTAATAAATGAGTATGTATATAACTAGATGCAGAATAGATGATAGAGGCAGGTTAACACTACCTAAATCATTTCTTGACGCTAATGGACTGTGTGAGTATACTATGGTATATCTTCAAGCAGTAAATGGTTCAAAGAATACTGCAAGACTTGTATTTGACAAGGAAAGGGAAGAAAATGAACAAAAAGATAAAACAATCTAAGAATAGTATTGGTGAGCAAAAGATTAAAGCTGATATTATATTAAATGCGTGGTTAAACTATTGTAGACAGTCGCCTGTTTATAGAGCTATGGAGTATATTGGACTTAGATAATTAAAGAGATAGCGACTCTAACAAAAAGATGAAGGGAGGCACTATGCCTAGAATACGTAAAACAAAGGATTATGGTCTATTTACTCTTGAGGACTGGAATAGAGACATAAAGCCTAATCACTTAGCTGAGATAGTTAACAATATTAAAGCTATAGGTAATTTAACTGATGTTAATCCAGTTATTGTATTACCACTTAACCCAGCTTATAAAGATGATGAGTATCCAAATGGTAAGCATCCTGTATATGATGGGCAGTACAGATTCACTGCTTGTAAAGAACTTGGTGAGTCTATTCATTATGTTGTTGATGAACATGAAAGGTTAAAGCCGTGGAATGTGGCTTCTATACAACAACAAAACAGATGGAATTATGATGATTACGCTAAACACTATGCTAACTTAGGTCACAAGAACTATAAAATGTATTGTGGTATTAAGCGAAGAAGTGGATGGAGTCATAACTCATTGATAATGTTATTTATGGGGAATACTAAAGGTTCTCAAATAGCATTTAAGACAGGTGGTCTTGAGTTCTTAAGAACAGTCAACGAAGTTAATGCAATCATTGAACAAATTAATGAGTTCTCTAATTGGTTTAAATGGTATAAACAAAGAGGATTTATTAATGCATTACTTAAGATTATAGAAACAGTAGAGGACTATAATCATGATACAATGATGCAGAAAGTTGAATATCAAAGTACCAAATTAGTTCGTTGTCCAGATACTGAAACGTATATGACTCTTCTTGAAGATATATATAATTATCAATCAAGAGGTAAGAAAGTGCGTTTCTTATAACACGCAACAAGACGGGGTAGTTCCTTTCCTACCCTGTCTTTTATAAGGAGATGTAATGCTAAAGTTTGACTTAAATCAAATAAGAGAAACTGTTACTTTAGTAATTGGTGATGATGGTATAAAAGCAGATGAAGTAGTAGCATGTTTAAAACAAGACTATTGTGATTATTTAGAATCGCAAATAGATACAATAATACAACAACAAATAGATAGAAAGAGAGGTAAATAATGGGATTTGATTTATATGGAGTAAACCCTAATAACCCTAAAAATCTTACACAACCAACAATAAATTGGAGTGAGGAGAATACAGAAAAAGAAAAAGAAGACTATTTTAAGGAGCTAACCGAGTTTGAAAATGCAGTTCCAGGTCATTATTTTAGAGCAAATGTATGGGGATGGAGACCTATATGGACTTTCGTGAGTGATTTTTGTAGTGATATACTATCAGAAAGAGACTTAGAGAAAGGTGACTTTAATGATGGTAAGAAAATAGGTAAGACAAAAGCTAAGAAAGTAGCTGCCAGAATAAGAAGATTACATAAAGATGGTACTTTAGATAAATACGCAGATGTAAAATATGAAATATATGAAACAGCTCGAAGGCACAATAAAAAGATTACATTACTACTTGATAAAGTTAATGAGATGGTTCAAGAAGAAACTGGTGATAAAGATATAGTTCCTGCTGACTATCCTAGAAATTGGAAAGAAATATGGGATGAAGTATATAGAAAGAAGGATTGGAATGGCTATTATCCATTTTCTAAAGAAAGTATAATTGATTTTGCTGAGTTTTGTGAACAATCTGGAGGGTTTGAAATATGTTAAATGCAGGTAGATATACTAGTCAACAAAAGAATATACTTAATCATTTAAAAAAAGTAGGTTCTATTACACCACTTGATGCACTTGAACAATATGGATGCTTTAGATTAGCAGCTGTAATATTTAATTTAAGAGCAGATGGTCATAAGATAAAGACTAAGAAAATAACTAGACAAGGTAAGACTTACGCTTCTTATAAACTAGAGGCAGTAGTTAAGTAGTACCTTACGTGAAACGCAGGACTCTGCTAGTTCATGTGGATGCACAAATGGGGGATACAACCCATGTATAATTGTTGGTTTATTGGGAAATCTTCTTTTCAATTATGCAGTATCCCTCATTAAGCTTTTATGTAAGTGTAACAATATGTAATTTTAGGAGGATATATGATTACAAAAAAACAATTTAAAGAATACGAAGTTGTTCGTAGAAATGGTTCATTTAATATGTTTGACCGTAGAGCAAGAGAACTAACATCATTGACTAAACTACAATGGATAAACATTATGAAGAACTATGATGAATATAATAAGGAATGGGGAAATGATTAATATAGAAAATATTTACCATGACTATTTATTAAATCAAGGTAAAAAACATAAAGAAAAATATGAAAAGTTTAAAGGATGGTTTAGTGCATCTACTGCAGGTTCATGTTTTAGAAAACAATGGTATAAAAAAGAAGGATATGATGAGATAGCACCAACTGAAAGACCTATGAGAGTTATGAGGTTAGGTACTTTAGTTCATAAAGACTTAGAAGAAGCAATATTAGAATACAATAACTTAAATAAAGATGAAGAACATAATATTACTATCTATTCTGAGTTTCGAATTAAGCTACCAGATTTAAATGTAGTTGGTCATTTAGATTTAGCTATTGACAATGAAGAAAAACTATTTGTATACGATGTTAAGACTGCTCATTCATTTAAATGGAAAAAATTATTTGGAAGAGCTTTTAATAGAGACCCTAATCCTTCTGTTAACTATGAGCTTCAATTAGGTACATATGCATTAGGTATGCTTAATCATTTAGGCAGAGAAGAAGAAGCAAGTAGTGTTGAGCTTGGTTTAATATGGTATCGTAAAGATGATAGTATGATGAAAACTCAAATTATTAGTAACGAATGGATAAAGAATGCATTTTATTACTGGGTCGAGTTAAATGAAACATTAGATGAAGAAGGATTACCAGATATAGGTAGTCATAACACTCCAGTATATAATTGGGAATGTAAATATTGTCCATTTCATAAAATAGAATGTCAAGGAGTATAAAATGGCAGGAGTACCACACAACACAGATAATCAATGGGGATATAAATATCATAATTCATGTCCAGTTGATAAAAATAAAAGAAATAAGATAGCAAAACTAATGAAAGAAAAAGGTTATAATACAAATGAACTAGAATTTAGGGAGACAGGTATACGATATGCCTATTGGAAACCTATTTCTTGCATAAAAGATGTCAGTACTGTTTATCCTATCAATGAATTAGAATTTGAGGATGAAGACACTGGCGACTTATGGTATTATACATGGATGAATGAAAACTAAATAGGAGGCAATATGCCAAATGAAATTAATACTTTTGAAACACTAAATAGTATAAATGTAAATGAGTATACTGAGAAAAAAGGTAATTTTACATATCTTAGTTGGGCTTGGGCAATTAGAGAGTTGTTAAAAATAGCACCTGACGCTACATGGCATGTATTTGAATACAGTGATGGCAATGGAGGTTCTCAACCATACATGAAGACAGATACTGGATATTTTGTAAAGGTAAGCGTAACAGTTAATGGGCTTTCAAGAACACAAACTCATCCTGTACTAGACAACAGAAATCAGACTATTGAGAAACCTAATGCTTTTCAAATAAATACATCACATGCTAGATGTTTAGCTAAAGCGATTGCTCTACATGGATTAGGATTATATATATATGCAGGTGAAGACTTACCTCATACTACTCCTTTGACTAAAGAGCAGAAAAAAGCACTTCTAGTTGTTGCTGAAAAGCTAGGAGCAAGTAAACATAAAGAAGTTAGCGATGGAATTGATAAGGAATTAGTTCACGCAGATAATTTTGAAGTTACATATGCATCACTAAAGAGGAGATTAGAAAATGAATCTAAATGATGATGGAATCCTAGAAGTAAACGATAAATATGTTATAGGTACAAATGATGGAAAAGAATTCCGTCAAGTTGTATTTAAAGGATATAAGTTACTTAATGGAAAGCCAATGATGTGCTTTAAAACACACAATAACAAAAACATCTCTATTAATCCTAGTTATTATGCTTTTACCATAGAAATGGATAAAGAAGAAGAACCTAGATATATTGATGGAGATTATTAAAAAGGAGAATATAATGGGTAAATTAACTCTTAAAGAAATAGAAGACCTAAATAAAAATGGTGTTCTAACTGATAAGACAGTTAAAGAACTACAAGAATCTGGCTTTGCTAGTACTCGTAGACACAATACTCGTAGGTTTATGAAAACCAAAACAGGTAGTTTTGTAAGTCCTCAATTATACTTTCAAGGTCGCAATGGAGCAGAGCCAAGTAAAAAAATGCTTGAGTTTCGTAGCGAGTTTAATAAGTTAATGGAAAAGTACACAACAACCAAATCAACCAAATAAGGAGAATACTAGTGAAAACATTAGAAAATACTACATTAGGTAAAGGAGATGAAAAATCTTTACCTATCATACCTGGAACTTATCCTGCTCACGTAAGCAAAATAGATATAAAAGAATGGAACGATAGTGTCGTTTATAACATGATTTTTACTGTTGCTAACGAAGTTGAAAAAGTATCTATTGATAAGCAAACTATTGAAAATGGTGAGCTTGTTAAAGTTGTAGATGCTGATGGAAACCCACAAAAGATAAGTGGTTCATATCTAGCATCTAAGGAATTTAGAAGTAATGGCATATGGCTTACTCCTAAACCAGGTGATGAAAAATGGAAGAACCGGAAGTATAAACAATGGTTTGAATCCATTGGCGTTGTATTCCAAGTAGATGACAATAACGATACTGTATTAGGTCAAGTAGAAGAATCTGATGTAATTGGATTACCTTGCTTAATCAAGATTGGTCAAGAAGAATACAAGGCTCAAGATGGTAGCACAAGAAAAGCTTGGAAAGTATTTCAAGTTTATCCTTGGCAAAATGGCGAAAGAAAAGATGCTAGTGAGTTTGATAGTGACGTGCCATTCTAAATAAAATGAGAGAGGGTAGGAATAGTGTCGAATCTATATTCATACAAGTTCCTTCTTGTTTGTTTCTTACCCTCTTTCTGTTTTAAATTAAGAAGAGTGGTTAACGTCAATATATCTACAGCTTATACACCTTCCATATACCATCTTAGGCTTAACCACTCAACCTTTTCTAATTTAGGCAGTTTCAGAAGAATACTATTTTCTTTTAACAATTAATACTGTGAGTGTTATGTTCACAAGAGCGATTTATAAAAAGAGATTGACTATGGTTGGCGAACCATTCTTTTCTGAGACTGCCTATGAATTAACTAATATAAGGAAAACATTATGAAAGTTATAGATAGATTAAATAATCCACCTATCATAGATGGAAGAAAGAAAAAAATAGACTTAAGTGATATGCCAGAAGATATTGATTATGAATTTTATCGAGTAACAGTCACAGATATTGTTAAAATGGTATTATCTAAATATAAAAATGCTAATGTAGAAAGTGATGCTTTCAAACATCAAGTAGCTAATGAAATATTTGAAGAGTTTATGATACAAGTAATGCCTGCTGTTTCTATGAAAAATGATGAGGAAGAATGATGACAAGAGATGTATATAAAGAAACAGAATGGTTAAAAAAATCAACTGCTTTAATAAGGTTTAGTAAAGAAGAAATGCAGAATATTATAATAGCACTTGTGTTAGCTGAAAACTCTGCAAGAACCTTAAGTAATTTTGATTATGCTAAACCTTTTGAAAAAATAAGAAAAGATATTATAAAAATAAAAGATGATTTAATAAGAAAAGAGGAAGGATATGAAGAGAAACCCACTAGCTATCAAGCACCGGAAAATTGCCAAACTTGCGAATAAAGCATTAAAAGACAATTTTAAAATAAAACCAGCTAAAGGATATAAATTCTTAAAAGATATTCCAATAGGTTCATATTTTATAACACCTAATCTAATGAAAGGTATATTAATAGAATGTGAAACTAATGCTAAAGTAATAATAACAGAAGTTCCTAATATTCCAACAGAAGATAGAAATTACTATTTAGGTAAACATATAATAGGAGCTACAACAGAAGTAAAGGAAATATATGATGATGAATAAAATATCTCAACTTTGTGAAAATGGAGATTTAGAATCTTTAATAGATTTTGTAGGTAATAAAAATATGGCTATAGGATTTATGGTTGCTCACGAAGAAATGAGACAAAGAAGTAATGACCCTGCTTATGCTAAACTCAATGAAATACATGATGAAATGCAATTGGATGAAGAAGAATGAGTAAATGTATTGCTTGTGGTTATGAATATACAAAAGTAGGTACTACAGAGATAACAAGATTGAAATTTCAAAGAAGTGATAAAACAAGAAAACTGCTTAATACGGCAATTAAGAATATAAAGAATACAATAACAACAGAAAAGAAAAGTTATAAAGAATATGCATTCTTATATGGTATACAAAAATATGAAGATGAATTTGTTGAACATTCTGTTAAAGCTTATATGCTTAAACAAGAATTTAAAAAAGGTAAGGGATATGCTTATCTCAGAGCTATGATACAAAATGGGGCTGAAGAATTAAAGTTAAAAAGAGATGCAGAATTAAAAATGTTAGGTAAATCACCTAAAAGTATAAAAAATAAAAAAAAGGAGTTAGGATATGATAAATGAAACATTATTTCCAGTAAGAGAAGTACCAGCTCAACTTGGAGCAGATATTATTACAAAAACAGGACATAAGTTTATAATGAGAGAAGACACTGGTGAAATACTAAGTTGCATGACAGATGAATACAAGTTAGTTACAAATAAAGATATTATGGACACTGCTTTACCTATATTAGATAAAGTTGGTGCTAAACCTAGAGAGGCTAAGATTCTTAGTGATGGTAAAAGAACTGTTTATAAGTTTAATTTACCTGATTTAAAAATACCTATTAGTAAAGATGATATTTGTACGCCTGAAATAATTATTAAAAATTCCTACGATGGTAGTTGGGAGTTAGGAATAATGTCAGGTGCATTTAGATTAATATGTCTTAATGGTATGGTAATAGGAATCATTCTTAATAAGAAAAGAAATAAACATAGTATACATAATCCTAGATTAAATGAGATAGAAGAACAAATCATTAGTACAATTGAATCTACAAAAGAAGTATTTAATTCTGATTTTCCACGATTAAAAGATACAAAAGTAAGACAATCTCATATAAAGAAGATGATAGACTTAGTACCAAATCATGTTATGGAACCGTTTGTTCAGCATTTAATTGCAGAGAAACCCGAAACATATTGGGACTTGTTTAACGCTGCTACATGGGTTAATACACATCATATGAACAGAAATTGGAATACGACACATAAGTTTGAAAAACAAATTTATCCTACTATAGATAAGTGGGCTAAAATGGTAGCAAAAGCTTAATGTCAGACCATCAATGGAAGGATTGTCCCGTCGTAATACCTTATTATGGCGGGAAATTCCAGTTAAGTAGACAATTAATACCAAAACTACCAAAACACAAAAGATATATAGAAGTGTTTGCTGGTGGATTATCGATGTTCTTCAGAAAAAGAAAAGTTGAAGAAAATATTGTTAATGACAAAGATAATAACCTAGTTAATCTATATGCTACATTAGCAGAAGAATTTGATTCATTTTGCGAACATATAGGTTGGTATATAAAAAGCAGAACACAACATAAAATATATAAAGACTACATATACAATACAAAAGAAACAGAAATCCCAGACCCTAAAAGAGCTGCTAGATATTATTACCTAGTAAAGTGTTCCTTTAACAATAATCCTCAAGGCACATTTTCTAAAAACTCTAAAGACTGGAATACAGACACATTTATTAAAGACCTTGAAGTATCTAGGCAATACCTTAATAATGTTACAGTTGAAAACTTAGATTTCAGAGTACTGATTGATAAGTATCAACCAAATAAAAATGACTTATGGTATTTAGACCCTCCATATTTCGTGGCATCCAAACGTAAAGACTATTATATACATACATTTACACATCAAGACCATTTGGATTTATTTGATATTTGTGATAAAATAAATGCTTTCGGTGGAAGGTTTATGGTGAGTTACGATGATAACCCAAAAGTACACGAACTATACAAAAACTATAATATAGAAAAAATACCGGTTATCTACTCAGGACAAACAACAAAGCGTGATTATAAGAATGAAATAGTCATTACTAATTACGAACCACCAGCAGTACAACAAACAATATTTGATGGAGTATAAAATGAAACCAATAGATGATATAAAGCTGCCTCCGTCAGATATAGATGCTGAAGAAAATTTATTAGCAGAAGTAATGGCTAATGGATTTAAAGCACTAGATGATGCAGAGAAAATCATTCAAGATGATGATGCTTTCTATAGTCATGAGTGTAAGCATCTATGGCAGGCTCTTAAAAGACTAAGAAGAGAAGAAATAGAATACCACATAATAAATATTAGAGACGAGTGTAAAAAGAAAAATAATACAATAACAAGCTTTTGGCTAACGGGATTAACCGAAAAATCTATAGGTGCTTCATTTATAGGTTCTCATGCTAAAATAGTTTGGGAGAAACATGTACAAAGAGAAGTAATTAGAACAGCTAATAAGCTATTAAACTCAAGTTATCTACCTATTGATAAGACTAGACAGATATTAGAAGAACATGGCAGAAGTGTAGATACCTTAAGAGCTTTAATGCCCTCAAAAACAACGGACATAACCTCCATTGCAGAGCAAACAGTAGATAAGATTGTCAAAGGTAATTCGATGATTAGTTATAATTTTCCTCCACTTGATGAATTTGCAGGCGGAATGACAAGAGGTGAAGTTACTGTTGTAGGTGGTAGACCAGGACATGGTAAAACTACTCTCATTGTAAACATTGTTCAGAAACTTATTGAAGATGGTAGGAAAGTTCTACTACTCAATAGAGAAATGAATAATACAGAAATGATGAGAAAGCTACTAGTATTAGAATCTAATATGACATATAATGACTTAAGAGAAAATCAAGTAGAAGAAGCACACAAAGATATACTACAAAATGGGATAATTGAAGACATAGCAAAAAAGTATAAGAAGCTTAAGATGTTTGATAATCTTAGGAGTCTTGATGAAGCTATGGGTGAAGTTACAAAGTTCAAACCTGATGTAATTATTGATGATTATATACAACTAATACAAATGCCTTCATCGTTAGATAGAAGATTTCAATTAGAGGTAATTATGAATGATTATAAATGGATATGTAAAAAAGAAAATTGTTCAGCTATTTTAGTTTCTCAACTTAATAGAGAAATTGAACGTAGATTTGACCCTAAACCTAAATTGTCTGATTTCGCTGAAAGTGGTGTAATAGAACAAACTGCAGAAGCTGCTTTATTTGTTTATTATCCATATCAGTATGATGATGAAAAGTTTAGTCCTCATTCAGTTAATATTATATCTGCTAAAGCAAGGTATGGATTAACAGGAGAAGGTACAGTTGGTTTCAATGGTAACAAATGTAAGTTTTACATTTCTGAATCAGAGGCTTTAAACTTAGCTTAATGAAAAACAAGCCACAAAGTTGCTACGGTTGTCTTTTATATGATGGTCGTAGTAGCTGTTCGTGGTTTCAACCTAAGAAAATAATTCCAAAAAACATTATTGATAAAGGTTGTAAATTATACAAAAGAAAAAACAATATAGAGCCTAGTGGTATAATAAAAATGATAATTGATAAATTTGATGGAGAAATAATATGAAAACAGCATACTTAGGGATTGACCCTGGAAAAAATGGTGCAGTAGCTATAATATATCCAAACAATATAGAATCATACAAGTGTCCAAAAACTGCAAAAGAAATGTCTGATATAATAAGAGAATACTTAAACAAGTGTAGTAAACTAAACTACAATTCTTTAGTTTGTATTGAAAAGGTCAATGTATTCCCAACAGATGGGAAAGTAAGTGCATTTACATTTGGTACAAATTATGGTATGTGGCAAGGAATATTAGGTTGTTTAAATATAGAACCTCAATTTATTAGACCTCAAGAGTGGCAAACTTTATACAAAGAAGAGCATGATATACCAAAAGAATACGTTAAAAAGAAAAGAAAGTTAAAGGAAATTGCCAGTAATTATATGGTTAACGTAACTCTAGCAACAGCAGATGCTATTTTAATTGCTAGATATTTAAAGGAGAAAGATAATGGTTAAATTACACTACAAAGTATCAGATTACGATAGAAAAAAATTATTAAATAATGCAAACAATTATATCAATTCAATAGAATCAGCTGTTGATTACAAAGATATTATATTTGAGACTACAAAACAAGCTCAATATGTTATTACATTATGTAACAGAGAAACAAAAAAAGACTAAGGAAGAGATTCCATAAATGTTAATGCCTCCATCACATTTTTCTGATTTTTATATCCACCTCTCGTAGTCCTCCGTTTTCTACGATTCAGAGATTGTGATGGAGTTATTCTCCCTTGTAGAACATCTAAATCAGTTAACATATCTCTAGTATCAAGAACACTTCTATCCTTAAACCCTCGTTGAATATCTTTTCTTATACCAGTTAATGCAACTTGTTTTCTCAATTTATAAGGAATTTCTTTTTTAAAATTATGACCAATCCAACCCCTCATATTTTTCCATTTTTTATCAGGCATAAGACCAAGTTCAAATCTAGCAGCGTCCCAAAATCCCCTCTTAACAAGAAGTGGCATTGTATAACTAGTAAATCTTGCAAGCTGGCTATTGATTAATGCTCTAGATTTCCATTTTTGTTGTCGAGTAAAATTTTCATTCCCCTCAACTATGTTTTGACTCTTAAAATAACTATTTTCACCTAAATGCCAAAAACCAGCTGCTTCGCCAATATTAGCTGCGTATAATATATTAGGACCTGCAAAAGACCAAGCACCTTGACCATACAGCTCTTTGTCTAGTTCTTTTTTCTCTGCAGGATTATCTCTATCTAATGCAAAGAAATTCCATGTTTTTTCTAAAGTATCTACAACATCGTTTTGAGCTAATTGACTTAAATTCATATTTGAAGCCATACTCATTCCTTCAATTAAATAGAAAATCATTCCAGCTCTTGCAAGTTTCCAAACTTCTTCACTTGTAAAATCTCCCGTCTTCATAGATAGTAAACCTTCTTTTACCCATCTTTGCATCATATTAAACATTGATAATCTATAATGCATAAACTGTCCACCTATTTGACCAGCAGCTCCTGCCATTCCACTTGCTCCTCCAAATGCTTTTGATTTAGCCCACTTAGAGTATTCAAAATGTAAGTCTGTTGTTAAATTATAAGCCATTCTACCAGCTTTATTTTGTCTAAATCTTTCTATTGCATCATCACTTGGAGTCTTTTGACCCTTTCTCCAACCCATCTTTTTCATTAACCAAGGTTTAGGAGCTACTTGCATTTTTTGATATTGCAATGCGAATGCAGTCCCAAATGTCCCAGCTCTATTCCAATCCTCTACTATAGTATGAGCTTTACCTAATTTACCTGCTACCCAAGAAGCGACATCTGCAGTTCCTTTAGTTATACCCCTAACTGCTGAATCGGACTTTACCATCTCACCTAATTCGTTTATTTTCATTCCTTCTGGAACTCTATTAGATTCAGCTATAGCACCTCTTGTTGCTTGTTCTATTGGTAAATCACGACTTCTTCCAAGTAATCCAGCCCCTTCATTGACATACCAACTTAATCCAAATCTTTTTGCTTGTTTATTTACTAATTCTTGGTTTTCAGCTTTTTTTCTCCATTGTCTAGCATTCCATGAAGCACCAACTCCAAACTCCATTACCTCATATATTCTCTGAGTACCGTTTCTAAGAGCAGACCTTAAGTTTCCACCCATAAGTCTTAAATATGTAACGGATGTCATTAATCTACTTAAATCATTAATCATAGTATCGTTATTTGGGTCTACGCTAGTAACAACATCTTTCATCTCATTCATTTGTTTAATAAGACTTTCAGCTAAATTCATAACTTCTTTATCGTTGTCATGTTTAGCTTTGGCATGCATATCAAGTAGTTTTTCTGCGTGCTTCCAATAACTATTTTCTAAGTGTGTTGTAAAATTAAATGTAGAAACATCATGAACATATTTTTTTAAGAAATAAGCTGGGTCTATAGTATATCTACCATCTTGTATATTACCTCTTTCTAAAATCCTAGTACTAGTTCTTCTAAATCCATCAATTTGGTCTTTTAATACTTGGTCTAAAGAAGAATTGTCAATAGTATTCTTTCTCATTTCTAATGACATTTGTCTTAATAACTTAGTAGCACCTATTACATATAATGGCATATATTTTTTTAATATAGCTGCATCTTCACCTTTCCTAAAACCAAAGGCACTTAACTCATCAAACCATTTCATTTCTTTAGATGTTAATCCAGGACCTGCATCAACTTCAGATTGGAACTCTAATCTTTTTATCATATCTACTGCATTTCTAACAGTAGCTTCTAAATTCCTTGTACCTTGTTCTCTCTTATCAAGTATTTTAGCAGTTGCTAAAACTTTATTAATTGATTGCCCTAGAACTTTGACACCCATAGTTCTCATTTCTTTCATATTGGAATCAATAGTTCTCCATACTTTCATATCTTCTGAGTTATAACGCTCTTTATTATATTCTTTACCATCGTGTACATATCGGTCTCCACCTCCAACATTTAGTTGTTCTACATCTAAGCCATTCATAACTAAATTAAAATCTCTAAAAATTCTACTAGAACTTTCTTCATTTAGAAATTTTTGTATTTCTTTTTCTGTTGTATTTATATATGTTTTGTCTTGTAGATTTTTAGGCTTTGATAATTCTTTTTCAAGATTACCTTCTAATAATCTTAATTTTTTCACATCACCACCTTTTTGTTTAGCAAGGTGAACCCATCCTTTTACAATTTCGTCAGATAGTTGACTGCCTTTAATAGTAACATTACGATAATGACCTGTCTCTTGAGAAAGATTTTCTTGAAATGCTTGAAGCTCTGGAAATTTTCTTGTTAAAGCATCTCCTACTTTAAACATATCAAAAAATTTACCTTTACCATTAGCTTTGTTTGTTAGATTTTTTTCAAACCATTTTATACCATGTTCAAATTTTCTAACATCAGACATTTTTATAGGATTAAAATCAAAATCCAACTCTTTCTTTGTAAATTTATTCCAAAGCCACAACATAGTTTCAGTATCATTAGCATACTTAGTTTTTATAAACATTGGATTGCTTTCATATGACGCAACTGCTGAACGCAATCTATCAGATAATTTTTTTCTTTTAGAATCAGACATACCGCCTTTACGTCTAAATAATTTATTACAAGTAATCCAACTCATTGTAAACACCTTATCGCATCTTCTAAGTACTGAGATGGTTTTTCTTTTAAAACACCTTCTGTCCCAGTTCTTCTATTATAATTAATATTATTTTTTATTCCTTCTAGGTTCATATTCCCAAAAGCCACATTTGGTTCTTTTGCTTGAACCATCATAAATGTTTCACCAGCTGGTATATTACCTTCTGTTTCAAGAGTTCTTTGAGCTTTATATAATGTTATTGGGTCTACTAATCCACCTTCTCCTCTTGAATATCTTATTAAAGTATTAGCTGCCATTTTTACTTGTTCGTTAGCAGACCTAGCTAATTCATGAACTTCTGCATGTAAATTAGTTTGTTTAAAATGGTTGCTTTCAGTAATTCTAGATGGTTCAGTCCAAAAGCCATCAACATTCATTCTAATATCTCCATAAGGTCTTTCATGTATTAATAATGCTTGTTTTTGATTTTGTATAATAGCTCTCATAAACTCAGCTGCTTCTACTGAACTAATACCTGAGTCTTTAAAATTTTCGTGATGTGTACTTCTTACTTCATTTAAATAATCCCATAGTAGTTTTTCTGTTCTACCATAATTATGCATATATACTTTATTTCCAAAAGACATTCCTTTCACGCCTTTTCCATCAGTAACTGGCTTTGCTAACATTACATTTTTATCTACCTTTGGTTGCATTAATGCATGAACGATTGCCCACTTATCAAGTATATTTGTACCATCATTAAAATTAAATTCTTGAATGAAATTATTCAATTCTCTCATTTTTTGAGCAGTTATCATTGAGTTTTCTTGAGAGGTTAACATAGTTACTTGTCTCCCTCTTTTATCTGTTAAACTATTCTCAATTTCTCTTAAATTAATTTCAAGCCTAGTTCTCCAATCTTGATATTTTTTAAATTGACCTTCACTCATTATTGAAGTATCACCACCTCTATTATAAGATGGCAACATTCCAAAGGCTATATTATTTATATCTGCCCCTATTTGAGTTTCAGATGCAAACTCCCATCTCCTACCATGCTTAAATACTCTATCTTTCTTCCCTATTCGCTGTTGATTTCTTTCTCCTCCACGAATAATTTCTTTCATGCTTCCATCTCCAGACCTAACTACAATAGGTGCTTTAGATGTATTTACATATTCCTTTTCCTTAAAATTCTTTTTTAATCTTATTTCATCAAAAAATTCATTTCCTTTAGCTATTTCAAAATCTCTCCCAGCTCCCATAACTTGTCTTAATCCCTCAACTGCTTCTGAAAGTCGTTCTTGTTTTTTTGCTAAAGCCATATATTCAGGAGTCTCTTTAATGTTCATTCTAGAAAATCTCATTTCTAAACTATTCATTTGCGACTCTACTCCATATTGTCTTCTTAATAAAGCAGTTACTTCAGCCATATTAAATTGATTCTTTATAAACTTATCATATGCATTATTGACTGCATTTCTATATTGTTGTTGATAATCTCCAGTATCGATAACCCCTTCTTCTATAGCAGTAACTAATTTACCCATATCGCCTTCAAAAATATTTATTTCCTTATGTTTTTTAGCATTAAGATTATTCATTTCTCTCATTCCAATATCATATGGATTAGAAGAGTCTCTAAAATAAGCTTGAGCAGCCTTTAAACCAGGTGTTAAATCTAATATATCTGTTTTAGACTCAGTCCCATTCCATTTTACTCTGTCATTAAATGAATATAATGTTCTTTCATAAGCACCAGAAAAATCTTGAATACTAGAAGACCTTTGAAAATTACTATCTAATTGAGTAACTCCTCTGTTATATTGTAAATATTGACCAAGTGGACTAATAAACCTACCTTCTATTGCTTGAATAACGTCTATAAAATTAGTATTTATATCTCCATAAGGATTATTTGTACCATCTTTATGCCATAGTTGTAAATCACTATCTAATTCTTTACCTTTATCTATAACTTTAACTTGGAACATTCCATTCTCGCCAAAAAATAATTTTCTCATTGCATGGTTAACAAAATTAGAATTAATTCGAGGAGTATTATTATATACATCTATATACATTTTAGCCATTTGAGATAAAATTGCTTCTGTATTTAAAAACTCACTTGTTTCTTGTTTTAATTTTATAGAGTATAACTCTTTACCGTATCTAAAATTTGCAATACTATTCCCACCAAGCATATTTTTTAAATAAGTCATTGTTTGATGTAGTTTTACAAACCTAGAGCGAACAAAAGCAGTTTCTTGAATATTGTTATTATGGTCTCTAAAGCTATCAAAAGATGAAAATTCTCTTTCTATGTAATTCTGTATATCAGCATCTGAATTAAATGTTGTATGCCCAGCTAATCTAGCAACTTCTCCCCATACTTCTTTATTAGAAGCAGTGTACGTTGTAATTTTATCTAAATCAAAATCAGCATCAGCAGTTTGAATTGCATCTATACTATTTGTTTCTTTTACGTTGCCTTGACCTCTAGTAAACCCTTCCAATTTTTCAACAATCATATCACCAGCTTGGTTTCTAGGTTGTCTTACACTTATAGAAGCCATCCATATGCCTCTATTATCACCTTTTTTCAAAGAATTTCTAACACTCTCAGCTTCTCCCATAGCTTGAGACATTGTAGCAGTTCCATTTTCTTTTAAATTAAGTTTTTCTTTTAAAAGATTACCTAATTCATTTGCTTCTTTTTGTTTATTTATATATTCAACTCTTTGAGCTTCTGGTAAGGTAACTTCTTTATTCATGCCTGTGCTTAAATCATATATTTTACCTTCAGGAGTAACCATATAACCATCTACATATAAAGTAGCTTCTTTACTTGCCTTGCTTTTATTATTTAAACCATGAACTAATATACCTTCTAAACCATCTGAAAACTTAACAATATTAGCGGCTGTATCACTAGCTTGGTCATTATGTCTATTTACTTCACCATCAAACTTTACGAGCTTGTTTCCTAAGAATGTTGATATTCTTGAACCTCCAAAAATTCTTTGAACAGCTCTAGTCCCATTTAATTTTGTTCTAAATGGTAATTGAAGTCCACCTGAATCTGGAGTCATTACTGCAGTCTCAGATTCATAAATTTTTCTAGCAGTTATATTCCCACCACTTAAATGATGGCTTATTAAACTTCTTTCAATAACTGGTTGAATCCAATCTTGAACAAGCACACCTCTATTTTCTAATATAAAGTCAAGACCAGTATTTAGCATAAAAGGGTCGCCAGTCTCTTGACTATACCCAAATAATTCTTTTGCAACAGCAGTTCTTTTATATGGATTTAACCAAACTTCTTGCTGAGTTCTACCAAAATCGCTCATCTTTCTATCAATACCTGTCCATTTCCTCATTCCTTCCATACCTCTTCTATTAAAATGAACACCAGTATTAGCAGCTACTAAGCCAGTATGTTCACTAGAGGCTTGTTTAAGGTTTATAGAAGATAAAGGAATACTAGCAACGCTATTTGATATATCAACATTTTCAAAAGTCATATCTAATTTTCTATCTAAACTAGCATTCTTTAAAATATCTCCAGGAACTCTATCAGGAGCCATATAACTATCTACCATTTCCCCTTTACCTTGTCTAGTCTTAAATTTCTTTGCACCACTCTTAAAAGCTATTCCATTTACATTTTTAGGCATTATCCCTTCAACAGTCGGACTATATTGAAAAGAAGTTTTTAAAATAAATTCTAACAAACTACCGTCTTTTGAAATTTCACTATGAGTAATTACTGGTTTAATAGCACCTGCTCTAATTATAGCACTTCCATCAGGTCTATATTCTATCATTTGGTCTTTGACTCCAAGAAAAGTCATAAGAGCTTGAAATGTATCTTTATTTAAATATGTGACACTATCTACTTCGCTTTTATCTTTTGCTAGTTTATCCATAGTCTCATTTAACTGTTCTTGGGTAATTGATTTTAAATCAAGCTGCTCTTGAAGTTGTTTTTTTAATCTAGCAGCAACTCCTTGTTTATAATCAAATGGATTATAATTCATCTTACCATTTACCTCAACAGGACCAGTTTCATCATTTATAACAACTAAATCCAAAGGTGTTTCACCGTTCTTGCCAAATACTTGTTCTAATTTTTCTAAAGAAAGCTTGTGTTGGTGTTTAAACATACCCTCACGAACAGTTTCTCTTAATAATTCATATACAAATTTTACATTATCCTTAGTTCCAGTAAAGCCACTTCTATGTTCAAACATCTTTAGACGCTTCCACTCAGCTTTTAATAATTTATCATTTGCAGTATTCTTTAAAAAGTCAGAAACAAGACTTTTACTATCAGAAATAGCTCTAGTTAATAATATTGCACTAGCTATATCTTCACCCTTCATATTTGGATTTCTAAATTTCTCTGTTAAAGCTAAGTTATCTGCGTTATTTCCATCCACTAAAATTCTATCTAGTGTTTGCATTATCTCACTATTTTTTCCTTTAGATGAGGCATCCCATGTATAATTAGCATTAATATTTGCAATTACTTCTGGAGAATTTTCAACTAATAAATTAACACCCTCATCTATTGTTATTAATTGAAGTTTTCTTTTATTCGAAACTAAGTCTGCATCTTTTTCAATAATTTTAGGGTCTTGAGTTCTATAAAAATCTGCTTCTGCGTCTCTATTTACTACAGTCGCTCCAACATCACTAGATAACGCAAGTTCAATATTTTCACGCATTTCTTTATTAACTCTTTGAAATCTATTGCCTTCAGCATCTACTCCACTATTTTTTAATAAAAACATTCTACCTTCAATGCCTAATTGTTTTTCAACTGCTAAAAACCCAGTTTTATCTGTATTAGGAACAGTTTCTTTTGTTAAAAGGAATCCTCCTTTATGAAATTCAAGACTTCTTAACTGTTTTGTTGAAAATGCTTGAGTCATAATCTGATTTAAATCACTATCAACTTCTAATAATCTTTTTGCAAATGCTTCATTATCAAGTATTCCAAGTTTTTGAGCAGAAAATAATTGAGTTTTTATGTACTCCATCATAGGTTTACGAATATAATCAACCATTTCTTTAGGCTCTAAAACTTTTTTACCTTGTAAATTTTTTAAGTTTTCTATACCCTTATCTAATATTCTCATAGCATCTGCAACCATAGACTCACTCTCTGTACCGAGATTAACTTTAATATTTCTTTTTGCAGTTATTAATAAATCTATAGCACTATTACCAGTTTGTATTGGTTCATTTAATGCTCTTTCCATTAAAATGTAGTCACTCATTTTTACAAAATATTTAGATTCAAATTGATTTAAAGATATAGTATTCGGAGGTTCTATAGAAGGAGCTTTAGAAGATTTCATTTCATATTGCAATCTTTCATTAAAAATAGTTTCAATTTCACTATGATTTAATGGCTTTGAATTTATTTCACCTTGAACCCTAGCCATATCGGCTAATACTTGTTGATAACTTTCGTGAGCAGTTTTACTTTGAATATTACTTGTAAGCTCTGTTAAACTTTTATCTAAATCTACTTTTCTTTTATTTAAGCTATTTAAGGCAACTAAATTTCCTTCTCGTTTTGCAATAGAAATTTGGTCTATTAAAGATTGACCAAGTCTTTGAGTTTTAAATAATGTATCAAATAGTTCTTTTCTATTTTGCTCAGGCATATTTGTATCTGTATTAACGATTGTTGCTATCTCTTTTGTTGTATCAAATACTAATTTATTTAAAGAATTGGATATTTCTTGAGAACCATATATAAGAGCATCTAATGAACTTTGCCTTGAATAATGCTCTGCTTCTCTTAATGCCTGATATAAATTATTTTCAAGACCATCAACAGGTAAAGTTTCTTTGTTAAATTTTATAACTCCACTTTCAGATTTTTCTATAGCTCTATGTAAATTTTCATAAAATTGCTTTAACATATCAACTTCTTCAGTAGGCTTACCATTTTTAGCCATAGAGTCAAGAAATGCATGAATATCTTTAATACTTCTTAATGAATTAATAGTGCCACCAGCAAACTCTGGGTTAGTCAATAAAGAAACAGTTGACTTAGTATAAGTTCTGTCTGTATTTTTTAGGTCTATTCTTTCTACTGCCTCTTGTAGTATTTCACTTTCTAGCCTACCTAAAACATCTTTATCTGAAAAAGCATTACCAAACAACTCTTCTGTTTTTTGTTTTAATTCAGAAGCAGCAACTCCTTCTATCTCTTTTGTTTTTGATTCTATTCTTTCAGACGGAGTGCCAAGTCTATAAATTTTATTTAAGTTTGTAATAAAAGCTCTTATATCATTTTGCTCATTTTTATCGCTAGTAACCTTATCTAAGTCTTTTATTTCTACCCAGTTTGAACCAATTCTACTTTCTAATTCTCTATGAAATTTTGATATTTCATCTCCTCCTAAATGACTATCTACATTCTTATAATCACCTCGTAGAAAAGATTTAACATTCTCTCTTTGTAAATAACTTTTACCTGCTCCATAAGCATAATGCCAAGTATCAGATGTCATCATAAAATCATTCCAACTATGACCACCTTCTAAACTTTCTCTATTATGCTCATGCCCATAAGTATATTTATGAAGATTTAATAATCTTTCAGAAAAAATATTAACAGCTTTATCATAACCTTCTCCTGTTAAATTTTCAGCTGTCATTGATGAGACTTTCTTTTGAGGCTTTATCCATCCTAATTGAATTCCCAATTTATGTATATGATTAAACGATTCAGTCATAGCATTTCTATCTCTGCTTTTTTGATTAGCTACGTCTACTCTTCCAAGCATTGGTAATTGCAAAGATTCAGGTGCATATATAACGCCTCTTTGTTTATCATAAACAACTTCTAATCCTAAAGCTTCAGCAACATCTTTATAAGTCATTATAATTTCATTATAAGATTCTTTTGTAGCTTTAGCGACTGCATGATTTCTAGCTTTTCTTAATAAAGGCATTACGTTTTCAGATGTTAATGAAACTCCATCAATTTTTGTATTAGCTAAATCTTTAACATACTCTCTAGCTTCGTTAGGACTCATTGGTTTATGAGTAATCTCACCAGTTATTAACTCAGACTCCATAAATCTTTCAACTGCTTTAGCAATTTCTAAATCTTTATTCCATTGAGCAATCTCTTCAGAACTAAGATTTCTTTCTTTAGCAGCTTTCTTATAAGCTTCTTGTATATCTATATGCCTACCTTCAGATTCTATTTTTTCTATATCTAGTTTAGATATTTCTTCTTTAGTTAAGCTTCTTTCGTTTATTTTTTCATTTATTCCTTTAAATGTAGCATCTGTTTCAGTAATTGCTTGTGATAATCTATTACCATACTCACCTGGAAATTCATTATGTTGTGAATATCTCATTGCTAATTGATGTCGCTGAGAAGGTGCAAGACCCATAGTTTCTAAACCAGCTTGAACTTCTTTTATATATCTATCAGCTCCTGTTAAATGAGTTTGCATTTCACCACGACTTATTCCTAATTGCATACCAGTGTCTTTAGCAGAGCCAGATGCAGGTTTATCAAATCTTCGTATAGCTCTCCCAGAACGAGTCATTAACATAGCAACTGTTATATTAGCACCTATATCAGCCCATGTTTCTCCAAATGAATTTTCAGCAGTCCATTTAAATCTTTCTCCAGTAGGCATTCCTTTAGCATTTTTCCATGTCTCATGAATTACAGGAAGATTCATCGTAAATGCACCCATTCCCATTCTAGGTAAACTATAAGCAAAATCTTTTAAAGTCTCTCCTGCTAGTATTCTAGGTGCATTCCTAACAAATGTACTTCTTATTTCATTTAAAGCACCTATCGCTTCATCTCCATTTTTTGTAAAATATTGCCACCAAGCAGAAGGATTTTTTTCCATAGCTTTACTAACAATTGGCATCTTACCTTTATCTATAAAATGCCTTATTGCACCATTACTCACAGAATCCATCATTTGCATAGTAGCCCTAGCTTCATTTGGAGTTATATTATCAATTTTTTTCCAATTTTTAGCTAATCCGCCAATTATTTTGTTTACTTTTCCGGGATTCTTATTCCAGAATCTAGGGACAGTTATCAATGGAGAACCAGTACCACCAGCTATATATCTAACAGGTCCTAAAAGTCCTAACCAAGCACCTTCTTCTAACATATGATTAGCACCTTCCCACCAATCTGTATCTTGTATAAATTTTCCTGCTTCAAGAACACCTGTCTCATCTTGCCATGCTTGTTTAGAATATTGTTCAGCAGCGTATTTACCAAATCCAAATACACCACCAAGTAGTGCATCGTAACTATAAGCAGCTAATAAATCTGTTGGTAATCCAGTTTGCCTTTTCCCACCTAAACTCATTAAGCCTCTTGCCGCTGACTCAAGTATAGCGTGTGCATTTTTAACAGAATGATGACTTACTGCCTCAATTGCAATTCTAGAAATATCATCTACTGCATCATCAGCAATATCAGGAATAGAATTCTTAATAACATTTCTCATTTCAATTTGACCTAGTCCTTTGACTATTTCATCATGATGCTTAAGACCTCTAATTTTATTTAAAACTGATGGTTTAGATATAACATCTTCTGCTAAATTGACTATAGTTTTAGCATTTTCTTTACTTAAGGTAGTAGCTGATTTACCTGTAACTTTACCAACTCGTTCTATTAATTCTTTTGAAGCGGCTCTTGCTAAGAAAGGAGTGGACTTCATTAAAGCTTGTCCTCCTTGAATTACTTTCCCACCAACTCTAAGTACTCCACCAACAAGTTTACCTGCAAGACCAAAAGGAGCTAACATACCTACACCAGCGCCAAATACATGACCAACCTTACCTAATTGAGTAGCATCATCCCATTTTACTCCTCCTAAAGATTTTCTTATATCTCCTTCTTGTATATTTGGAGCAATTCCAGTTTGCTTACCTAGTGATTCCCATAGACCAGGTGCAACCATAGCCGATTCAGCAACACCCCATATAAATTGACTTCCAAATGTTCCTTTTGGAGCATCTGTTGGTCTTTGATTTTGAATTGATGTTCTATCTTGAAGTTCTTCTTGTTGTAAATTATCTAATGATTTGTGAAGACTTCTATTCGTAGTAGAAGGTTTAGGAGTTATAGAATGACGATAATCTTCGTCAATAGATTGTTGTAACGAGTCTAATAGGCTATTTATATCTGACATTATTATTTAATTGTTTTAGTAGCATTTATTAATGCTTTATGTCCAATAAGTTCAGGGTCATAAACCTTAGATGCTTGTTTTCCTGCTGATTCTAAATTAGCTCTTGTTCTAGTTTCAATTCTTTTTAATATTTTATCTACATCAGGATTTTGAATTCCACTTGCACCTTGTACATAGTGTATTTCTTCTTTAGTATTGTATAGAGTTTGTAACGACTCTGTTTTATTTAACATATCATTTAATGAGTCAATTAAAATTCCAGTTTTTTTAGAAACCTCACCTTTATTAATTTGGTCAACAGTCCCTTTAATATTTGTTTTTAAATCTTTTCTATATGAACTCGCCCAACCAGATGCTTTTTCTCTTGCTAGTCCTGTCAAAGTTTCCATATCTTCTTTACTAACCCATTTATCTAAACGAGGTTTATATGAATCCCACCTGTGAACCTCTAATCCTATACTTCTTTCTATTTCATCGCCAATATCCAAAGGTCGAGCTTTTTTTGCTTCATTATAAGCACCTTGATAAACATCAGTTAAGGCTAAGTTATAAAAATAATCATCTGCAATGCTATAAGCACCCTCTTTACTTCTGTCTGTAAAATATGTTTTAAACCCAGGCTGTTCAACTCTTTCTCTAGCCATATTAATTGCTTCATTTCTATATGGGCTATCCAATCCTCTAAAATTTAAATTATCACTAGCCCATGTATCAGGAGACCATTCTTTAGCTAAATCTCCCCCACTTGTCATATACTCTTCAGCTTCTACTGCTAATTGATTAACATCTAAAAATTTAGATATTTTACCATATAAACCTGTTACTCCACCTAATTTTTTTTCAATGTCTACACTAGTAGTGTCTTTTATAACTTTCTTTTTCTTAGGAGGCTGATTATCTAATAATAACTGCGCACCCAATTTACCATCGGAAGTATCTGCAAAAGCACTATCAAGCATTGATGTAAAAAAAGTTTGCATATTTTGAGGTTTATTCTTATCACTCATTATTCAAACCCTATATTGCCTTGCTCTGTGAACATTTTAAATCTTTGAAGAGCTTCTCTAAATTTTGGATATTTTTCAGCATTTTTTATCCAAGTTTTCATTACTCTTTGAAAATCATTTTTATTTTTAACTTTTATACTATATTGGTTCTTTCTTATTTTAATAATATCTATAGCACCACTATCTAATGCTATATCTATAAACTTCGATTCGTTTCCAAATTGTTCAGTAAAAAAATCAACTTTTCTAGGTTGACCTATATCTTGAACAAATGGTTTTAATCTTTTTCCTTTAACTTTTTCATTTCTACCTTCAATTAAATCTTTTGTACCTATATAAGAAGTTTTAGTTAAACCTAATCTATTATAAATATCTTCTGTAATACTCATTCCACCATCTCTAGAGGGTCTATCCCACCTTTTAAAAGCACTTAAAAATTCACGAGGGTCGTTATTAAAATTAAATATTTGATTTATAGCATTTTGATATTGAACCATCCCAGCCTCTGATACACCATCATTTTCTAAATCTTTAAATAATTGTTCTTTGCTAGATGCCCAATTTTCTCTCTCTTGCGTCGTTCCTAATTCGGTTTTCACATAAGCACGACTAAAAGGAGATTCTTGATAGGTTTCTTTAATATAGTCTTTATCGGCTAATTCTTGTTTTATTGCATCACCCATACGAGTGTTAGCATTAGTTGTAATTTGGTCTCTATATACATCTTCTTGAGCCAAGCCTTTATGCATAGTATTATACTCAGCTGTAGTCATTATATCTTTACCTATACGAGCTTTAGTACTAGTTCCAATTACATTTTTAATTGCACTTTCATTGAAAAATGTTTCTTTACCATATTTTTTCTCATACTCATCATATATTTTTTGATTTAATTGAGGTATATCTCTTTGAGTAAAAGCATCTGGAGTAGGGTCGTCTTCCCAAGAAGGTTCATTTGCATTATTTGATGATTGTAATATTTCTTGATACATAGACATATCAGGACTATCATAATCTAGCTTCAGCCCTGTTAATCCATACATTAAATCTTGCTTCTTTTCTTTAATAGTTCTACTAACTGCTCCATCATTAGGTAACCATTCTCCAGTTGTTGTATCTATTGATATATCTTGTGGGTCATATTTTGTTAATAATGACCTTCTATGTTGAGCTTCATCTCTATCTTGTGTCAATTTAGTTTGAGCCTTATCTCTTAATATTTGCCTTTTTGTATTAGCAGACTCACGAATATCTTGAAGAGCTATTCTTTCTTTACTTTTTGTTTTCTCATGCTCTATTCTATATAAACTATCTAGCACTGTAGTTAAATCAGCTACTGCCCCCAATGTTCTTCTTTGTTTTCTATTCATTAGCTTAACGATTCTATTTGAGACTCAAGCTCATTCATTTGTGTTCTTAAATCAGCATTACTTTTATATGCAGTAGAATATGCACCTAATTTAGCATTTTCTTCTTGCCTATCTAACTTTAAAGTACCTTGATTATAACCACTCCATAGATTATTATCAATGTTTGCCACCATAGTATTATCAGTTCCTGTATTTGCAAAAGAACTACCTTTATCTCTTACTTGGTCTAAATCATTTTTTAATTTAGTAGTCAAATTATCACCCATAATCTTTTTATCTTCGTCTTTTCTATCTTTAAATAAACCTAAAGAAGCATCTAGAGTGTCTACTACACCACCCATAGCTGAGCCTACTTGAGATTGTTTAGCTTGTAAGCTCTTTTTAAGTTGCTTATCAGCTTTGCCTTGTTCGTGTTTTTCCCATAGAGAAAGACCTAAACCAGCAACCGCTACAGCTGCTTGAACCCACTCAACCTCGTCATCATCTGACGACTTGTCTTTCACAGACTTGGTTTTATGAGGTCTTAATCTTTTTCTAAAATTAATCATTTGACGCTACTTGTTTTTTATTTTTATAGTTATCCCACATATTTGAAAGGTTGTACGGACTCGAATCTCTATCAAAACCAACATGCTCACCAACTTTAAATCCCCATTTACTATTAGTACCCCGAAGCCATCCTTTATCATCTGTAATGCCTAATGCCTTAGTTGCACCTCCGACAGTTTTCCCTAAACTTTCAAGTAAACTTCCTTCACCACTCATATTTTTAATAGCTTCTCCGCCTGCTTTTAAAAGATTTCCAGTTTGATTTACTCCATCTCCAATCCCTAAAAAACCTTTACTATCAGATTTTTCGTTATCATTTTTATTTAAATATTGTGCTTTACCACTTGCGGGTATAATTGTTCCGTCTGCGTCTGATGAATCTTGTCCATATATACTCCAAACACTCTGTTTTTTACCATCTGGTCCTGCTAAGCTTGGTTGTAAAGTACCTGCTTTTGATTTTCTTCCTATTTCCATCAAACTAGCTGTGCTAAAATGACCTTCATCTGTTGAATAAGTTGAGTCTAAATCTTCAATTGCAGTTGCATCTTTTCCTAACCCAAAACCTATTTTAGTTTTATCTCCGAATGATAACTCATCCCATTCTTTAATACCCTCAACACCTGCCTCTGTTGCACCAGTAGATAAATTTTGATATGACTCTTTATTTGCATCAAACCCAGCCGCCACTGTACCTAAACTAGATAAAATTTGATTAGCATAGCCAAATACTTCACTATTACTATCCATTTTAGCTTGATGCTCTATTAAACTGCTTCTATCTGAAATCATAGAAGATGAGTCTACTACTCTTTTTTGAGCTTGTGCTATTTTACCATATGAAGCCATAAGTACCCTAATTTACTGCTTTTAGACTATTAATAATAATATTTTTCATAACCAATCCCTAACATTCAATTCTAATTATAGTTCCATCTGAGCCATCAGAAGCAGTCTCTGGTTCATTTACTGCGCTTCCTGTGGTGCCTGGTGCCCCCTTTGAACCTTTCGTGACAGTTATAGTTGCACCTGAAATATCTTGACCAGATATAACAGTAACACATCCTCCATCGCCTCCATTACCACCTGCGCCTTTTCCCCCTGCTCCTCCACTTCCTATATTACCTTGACTACCTCCATTACCTCCATTACCACCATTTGCACTTAAATATAATTGACTTTGTGTCCCTACAAATTCTCTCATTAATAACATAACGTGACCTCCTGAGCCTCCTCCTTGACCTCCACCGCCACCAGACTTACCTTGCCCGCCAGATGCATTACTAGCAGGTCCACCTCCTGCTCCACCACCTCCACCGCAAGCACCAGCGGCAGGATAAATAGAAGGAGTATTATTTCCAACGGCAAATATATCTCTCATTGCAATTATAAAGGTTAAATCTGAACTTTGAATACTTATAGCACCTTGAGAAGATGTATTAGAATTATTTGGTGTATTTGCAGTACCCCCTGCGCCTGCAGCACCATTTTGACCACCCCCTCCTTTTGCACCATCATTAACATTACCAATAGAAACGGAATACTCTCTAACAACTGGACTGACGGCAGGAACATTAGCACCTGCACTACCTGAACCCCCGCTATTTCCGGCACCTATTCCAGCTCCTCCGCCATTTCCACCATTTCCTCCATTAATTCCTCCTCTTAAACTTCCTTCTAATCCACCTATACCTGCTCCGCTTCCTCCACTTCCACCAGATTCATTACCTCCTTGACTTCCATTATCCCCATTTGTTCCATTATTTCTAATATAAAGTCTCCCAGTTCCGAGAAGAGTCACAGTGTCTCTAACAAATATTCTAAATCCTCGTGGATTAAGATATAAATTTTGACCATTCGCAACAGTAATAGATGTATAATACTTATCTCTAGTTAAATTTATAGTTCCACTAGTTGATAAAGCACCATCACTACCATTACCAAATATTCTTGAAGCCGTTATAAGATAATCAACATTATCCTTTCTATATATACCATTGCCTCGTATTTTTCCATCTGAAGCAAATGATATTTTTGCATTTTGACCTGTACTTGATGTAGCACCAGCGTAAAAAGCACTAAGACTTCCAACATCTGCATTAGCAGAACCTTGTTGGACAAGACCTATATAATTATTTTGATACGAGTTATACAATTTTCTAGATGATATTGTCCACCCTGATGTTCCCCCTATATATCCTGTATCAGCAGTAATTGCACCAGTTAAAGTTAAATCAGCACCATCCCAATGGAATTTTGCACTTTCTGTACTACCCGCAGTATTATCTAAATGTTCTCCCATCTTCACAGTTCCTGTAGATGTTATTTTTACTCTTTTTTCAGTACTATTATATAATTCAATAGGAGTATTAAACATTCTTAAGCCATTAGTATTATCAGCAGTTAAGCCCTTAAATGAAGTTGTGGGAGTTAATGTAATATCATTTCCAATAGCGATTCCAAATTTATCATTACTAGAATAATCAACAAAACTAGACAATTGCCCGACTGCAACAGTAGGTTTTAAATCATTCCAATTTGTAGCTGCGGTTCTAGAATATATAGCCATAGTCGGACCTGCGTGATTAAGAACAGTAGATGTACTTGTTAAATCTATAAAACCTTCACCAGCTGAGCCTCCTAACGAACATACCGCATCTCCCTCTTGCCAAGCATTAGCAGTTGTATTATCTAAATTTCTTGATTGTATATTATATCTATATCCACCTGTAACCGAAGTAGGATTAGAATTTTCTATTTTTATAACCTCTACTTGAGCAACACCTGAAGGAGCAGTTTTTAACATAACATATTTATTTTTAATATTATTATGTTCTACATTTATTACAGTATCATTAGATTGTAAATTTGAAATTAATTTAGTAGTCGGAGCTACCATAATTCTACCTCCAATAGTAGCCATCACATCTTGAGCCACTAATGTTTCTACAATAAGTTCAGCAGCATATAAACTTTTCCACATTCTATTGTAATCACCTAAATCAATATCTACAGTGCTATTCGGAAGTACATCTTTCCCTGTTGGATTAAGTGTAATATCACCAGCTGATAATATAGTAGGAGTTGTTATTGAAGCAAATGTAGGAGTAGAAACTGTTTTAACTGCTTGGTTAAGATAGTCACTAAATTGATACCCATCCCACAAATCAGCATTTAAATTAGTTACTTCAGTTGTAGAAGTTATATTAAGAGGAGAAGTCCCATCTGCTATATCAGAAGTAAGTGTATTAGCTCTTAAATCAAAAGTTCCTATATCAATATTAGCAGTAGCAGTTATACCTGCAGTTGTTAATGCAGTAATAGTAGTAGCTGCTATTGTTCCTCCCTCTACTTTATCTCCACTTATTTGGTTATCTCCTAATGTTAAAGTTCCATTTTGAACATCTAATGTCTTGCTACTACCTACTGTTATATTAGAAGTAGCTATAGTACTACCATCTATTGTTCCCCCATTTATATCTGGAGCAGTAAATGTACCAGTTGTAAATGTTGGATTTCCTGTAAAATTATGATTAGCACTTATAGTTCTCACAGTAGTGTTATGAACATATTGAGTGTGGTCATCTGATGAAGTTAGACTTTCTAACTCGCTATGATTACTTGTGCCAGTTCCATCCCCACTTGATGCAGTAGTTATAACAGGAGCTACTAAATCAGCTAATATATCAGCAGTTGTATTCCCCTTAGTAGTATCTCTAAGACTACTAGACATTTCTTTCCATCCAGTCTCAGTTTTGACCATATGGACTAGACCTTTACCTGCTATAGTTCTAAATTCTTGAGAGCCTACTCTTCCATCAGAAGAACCTAAATTACCTCTTCCTATACCTGTTTGACTTGCATTTTGATGCCTAGCTCTTCTTTGACTTCTCTTAGACATTATTTAAGTGGTTTTGGTCTATAAATTATTGTTATATCATTAATCTCAAAACTAGATGGAGTGGTTTCAGATGCCTTAGTAATAAAATGTAACTGAACAGAATATTTATTATTAATAGAAGTTGATGGTTTTAATTCTACTTGTTTCCATTCTCCTCCAGTAGTAGCTAATCCATTTGTAACTGAATAACCACTAGTACTTGTTCCAGCAAAATTAGAAGCTTTCATTTGCTTTCCACATGGAAGAGGAGTCCCAGTTTGAACATCAGTTAGAGTTTGTCCATTTGTGCCATAATAAACCATAACATTTGATGCCGCACTTGATTTATATGTGACATAAAACTTAAAACATTTCTTTCTCTGAGCAGGATTTCCAAAATCAAAATCTTTAGTTAGAATACGAATAACCCCACTAGAAGGAGTATCTAGCCAATTATATATTTTATCAGTTGTCAAATATTTTATTGTATCATCTACATCCAATACAGAATTTGTTTTCGTTGCTTGAATTTTACTTTTAGCTTTAGACCATCCTTTAGTTTGTAAAGAAAATTCAAATACATCTATACCATTTGTACCACCACTAACTATAATCTTATTATTTAAAGGAGAATACATGACATCTGTATCTATTCCTATATGAGTAGACCATTCATCGTCATCTATTAATCCATCAGATATATTATATACTTTTTGACCATCATATAAATAACAACCATTCTTATTTGCCCACGTTATCCCCATATCTGTCTTAGAAACAGCCATATCAGTTGCAATTCCTTTACCTTGATAGGTATCTTCTAAATATTCACTTGATTTAGTAGCATTAATTAAATACATAGTATTTTTCTTAAATTGAAGTATTCTATCAGCATATGTTTCTAATGCTATAATTTCATCTCCATCATTTATAACAACATCTATTTCTCTACCAACGGATGGGAATGCATCAAAATTATTGGTAACGGTCTTTATCATTCTATCACCGTAAATCTTACCATTTTGTTTTATATTCCCAGCGTAAACTCTCCTATTTAACAATGTAGATGCTTTAAAATCAGCAGTAATTGATTCTATTTCAGGAGTATATCCATTCATAGCCTCATAACTTTCTAATAAAGGAAGTCCATTATTTTTAATCGTATTACTCTTAGCGTTATTTGTATCAAATATACTAAATCTACTAGATGATGGAAATTCTTGTTCCCACGAACCCCTTAAACCTCTTAAATATCTTAATTCAGCAATTCTATATGGAACTCCTTCATCTTCTATATAAAGATTTGAACCAGTGATTCTAGGATTGAATGAAGCACTAGGCTCTTTGTGATAAGCAGTAATTCCAATTAAATACTCTGAAGTTGTTCTGCTTAATTCAATTTCACCGAGGTCTTTTAACAAGCTTTCATTTTCTTTATCATCATATGTGTGACTCATAAAAAATTTATGCCTGCCAACAGTATCTACTCCGACTAAATCAGAATCACCTATTCTTAAATCAGATAATTCTAAAAATACAAACCCCGCATTATTATTACTATTACCTCCAGAGGTTGAAAGGGTAGTGCCAACAACCTCAATTGAATAATCCATTGATAAGACAAATTGGTCAATATAGAAATTAGTATCACTTCTAGTTAAATGATAATAATCATCATAAGGAAATTCAACAATATGCCATTGACCAACAGGTGTTGTAATGTCTGTAAATTTTGTAGAATCAATTTTAAAAGAAATCATATCAGAAGCTCCTGAATCTTTTAATATAATTGATGCATCTGAAATATTAATAGTAGCTGAACTAGATGAATTTGAAGATTGTAATAATTGATAACTCCCAAGCCATGTTTCTCTAGAAGATTGGGTTGGCAATCTAAATGCTAAATATACAGACTTTCCAGATTTAAAATCTTCAGTATTAGCCGAAGGAAAATCATTTAATACCCAATTTCTATTTGTAGAGTATTCTTTATCATCTTCTTCAAATAGAGCAATTCCAAATTGATGAGCAGTCCCACCTTTATATCCTTCATTAATTCCATGAATTGTTTGCCAATTTTCATATCCATTTTGATATGGTTTAGATAAATTATAAACACTTTCGTTAGAATAATCACTAGTTAAATTAGTCGTAGGGAAATCATATAATTGAACAGTTTCATCTCTCATATTCCTAACGTGCCAATAGACAGAATCAGTTTCAAGGGCAGCTGAGTTAGCTGGAATAGTAGTTGATATTTTACCTGCGGTAGGTGTTTTTAATTCAGAAAAACCTTTTTTCCAACCAGAGAGTAAAAAGTCATTATCAGCAGGAGTACTTGCATCAGGGTGGGTAGCATCTGGGAATAGAAGTCTATCTACAACTCCAAACCAAATTGATGGATTAGCAGTAGCAGGAAAACTAGAATCTACAATCCTTAAAGCACCATCTACATAATAAAAAATAGGTATCGAATTCTCAGAATTTCCCCAAGTACTAGATAAATCAATAGCCTCTGCAAAATTACCTCCATCAGGCGACCAATAAAACTTTCCCTCTGCGTCATCCCAAACTATTATATAATCTGTTGGTACAAAAGAACCACTAGCATTATAATCTGAACTAAATCTAAAGAGACCGTGTCCTTTATTAATTTCCCCCAAAGCATTTATAGTAATAGTAGTTATCTCAGGAGAATTTCCTGCCATAACTATTTTACCTACTTTATCTACAGATATATTATCAGAAAGAGCTAACTCATCATCTTTTATATCTCTAGCGTCAGCTTTAGTATTTAGACCGCTATGAAAGCTTCCTACTTTTAAAGATTGCTTTGGCATCAGATGTCATTACTTCTTTTTCTTTGCTTTTTTCACAACTTCTTCAGCTTTTGCTTTTACGGCTTCAACTTTGCTTAAATTTGAATCAGCTTTGTTTATCATCTTTTTCAAATCTTCAACAAATTTATCATCTTTTTTTGATGGAGTAAGTTTAGCTACAAACTCAGCGAATTCTATTACTAATCTAGCAAATCCAATATTATCTCTTTGCTTTTTAACGAATCCACCAACTTTCATCCATGCTTTTGCTATTCCTCTTATCGGTTTCATGATTTATCCTTTCCTGCCAATTTATAGACAGCTCCTTTAATAGATGACCATATTAAATCATCTTGTTCCATTGGAGATAAAGCCACTGCCTTATCTATTACTAATATAACTAAGGCAACTAATTGCCAGTTATCTATTAAGAATTGAGATATGTCCATTACGACTCCTTTATCTTTTTTGTTTTTATGTATAAATAATAAATATTAAAGCAAAGCATAATACACATAAGTATCGCAGGTATTACATCCATCCAATAAATAACGCCATGTGCTAAACTAAAACTACTTGTTCTTAAACTATCCATGTTTTCCATTAACCCTGCTTAAACTTCCTTTTATTTCAGATACTTGATTATCTAAATCATTTATTTCTTTTGTTATTGCATCAAATTTTCTGTCTAATTTATCATCACTCTTATTCCATCTGTTTATAAGTTTTATAATCATACCTTCCATATTTTCAAGAGTTTCTGATTGACCTGCGTTTTCTATTTTTAAATTTTCAAGACTTTCTTGTTGTTTATTAGATTTATTAGTTAATGAGACAACTAGATATACACACATTGCACCAACTACACCAATCATTCCTGCCTCACCATACAATGCTAAAAAATCCATTACTTTTTCTTTCTCTTTTTCTTTTTTCCCCAACTAAGAGGATTTAAATTTAATTCTTTTTCATACCAATCAAGTTCTTGTTGCATCTTGCTAATTTTAGCTTCTTCTTCTACAATATGTTTATTGACAAGTTCTTCAATTTCGGTATCAGATAATTCCACTCTTCGCTCAAGTTCTCTAATTCTATTTTCAACTTGTAAGTACGAATAGACAAGTCCAGCCACAAGTATAAGTACCTGCCCAGCCCATTTAAGATTAATGCTAACAACAGTATTGTCGCCAACGACAGTTGCTCTGTAAGACCTTGCCGTCTTAGGTTTACTTGTCTCATTCACTTTTTCTCCACTGTCTCCCATTTTTCATGTCTATGACACCAATTATCTCCAACTAAAATACCTCCCCCTGAAGTTGTCCTTACATAAAAATGCTGGACACTATCTTGGTCAGTTATAATCATAAAATCTGTATTTAGGGAATCAGGTGGCGATACTTCTAAACCACCAACAGACCATCCTCCCCTACAAGATGGAAGGAGTAATATAAAAAAGAGAACAGCCCACTTTATCAGAGGAGTAGTATTAGTATACTTTGTAGCATAACTAATCACTACCCCTCCTTTCTTTGTAGGTTTAGCCCTGGGCTTCTGCCTCTTTGCCATCACTAGATGGTGGAATCAAATCAAATCCTCCCTCTTTTAAAGAGTTTAGATAGTTATGAATACCACGAAGTTCAGCTATTTGACTTTCAATAGCTCTCATTTGGTCTTCTAGATTGACAGGTGCAGATTGAGCTTCTTCCTGTTGTACGCCATTCTTTTTTGACATAGTAACTCCTTTATCTTGTTATTATCCTTGAGCAGCTTTCTTTACTTCAGCCATTTCTGCTTGAAGTAGTGCTTTTCTGTCACCCAAAGATTTTACTTGCTGTTCTATACTTGCAACTTCAGATTCGAGTTGCCTGTAAGAGACATCAGATTTTTGTTTAGCAGGTTGATGTTCTTTTTCAACCATTGCATCTTTCCATGCATCAGCTGCCGGAGCAGGTGATGAAGAAGAGGCTACTGCTTTCTTTGTGAATTTATCAGCCATGATATTTCTCCATTAAGTTGGTATTAAATTTAAGTTGTTTTTTATAAGCAGACAACTATCAACCGCTATGCTGTTTCAAGGATTTCTTCGATAAATTCTTCACCAAAAAATTCCTCAAGCTTTCTAATTAATTTTTCCATTCGTATTTTTTTACGAATCTTTGTTTTTATATTTTTTGAATTATATATCCATTCACCATTTTCATCGTGAGGTGAAATCTGAGTTACATTACCAGCCTCATCTTGAACGAATAATTCTGCACTACTTGAAACATCTTTTGCATATAAATGGCAATTATTTGCAACTGCACTTGGGTCTGATGCTACTGCAAATCTTAAAGGTTTATCTGTAAAATCTGTATGAGTATCATGGAATATTACTGTTGCTCCAGTACCAATATTTTTACCAGTTGGAAACATATTAATTTGTCCATAACTACTATCGTAATCAGCGGCTATATTTAATTGAGGACCAGATGCTAAAAGAGTAAGATTGTCACCACCAGCGGCGACTATAGATGGTGTATAAATATTAGAAACGCTCGGACCATTTTGAGTTAGGCTCATTCTAGTAGTCCCATTAATAGAAAATTTCATTACATTAGCACCAGCACCTTGGTCGGTGTGGTCGTAAACTATATGTCCAGCAGAAGCTGAAGCCGCATCTCCAAATAAGATACCACCTCTAGTTGCAGATGCTGTTTGAAAAAATGCAAAATCATCATTTTCTGCAACGACTATTGAATTAGCATCATATACTGAATTTGCTAAATCATCATTTTGAACATGAAGTTTAACACTTGGTGCATTTATACCAATTCCAACTTTTCCATCGGAAACAACATTTAATCTAGTAGTATTACTAGTCATTAAAGCAACATTACCACGAGTATTATTACCATCAGCATTTATTGCTACTGTATGTTGATTAGTTTGTATGTAGTGATTTGCACCACCACTATTTGTAAGGTGTATGTAATTTAATACATTGTTTGTAGAAAATCTTGCAGATGTAGCTCCTTCCTCGTAAACATGAAGTTTATTAGTTGGTGAGTCTACACCGATACCAACCCTATTATTACTGCCACCAACAGACATAGTATTCGTACCACTATAATTTTGAAACCTATGATATTTAGCATTATCACCAGTTCTATATATTGGACTACCGCTATCAAAACTCATCCAGTATCGTTCATAAGTATGATTGGTGGCATTTTCATAACCTCGAATCCAATTGTCAATCATTACTTGACCCCAAACAACTAATTTTTGCGTTGGCGAGTCTGTACCGATACCGAGATTGCCTCCCATAATTTTAGAATTGCCACTACTGCTAAATACTACTTTTGAAGAGCCACTTGTGTCATACAATCTCATATGAGGAGTACCATCGGCAGATGAAGTATCTATTCTAAATTGACTATTATCATCGCTATCTGTAATGAGAAAAAGACTTTGATTGGTATTACCTGAACCTTTCACATGTAGTGTGTGACTTGGCGAGGTTGTGCCGATACCGACCTTTCCCCCAGCACCAGCATAATCAAAAATAGTATCACCAGTACCAGAGCTAAATTTTATATCAGCGTTATCAGAAGTTTGAATCCTCATGCCATTACCAGTC